ATTCTTCCCATTCTTCCCACCGTTCTTCCCGTACTTCCCATTCTTCCCATTCTTCCCACCGTTCTTCCCGTACTTCCCATTCTTCCCATTCTTCCCACCATACTTCCCAACTTTCTCTAAGGGATATAAGTGTGTCTATGCAAAATCTAAAATCCTTACCAACAATGGATATGTTAATGCTGAAGACATTAAGGTAGGAGATATTTTGCTTACAGTTGACCCAAGTTATTTAACAAATTCTGATACACTAAACAACGTGTCAATATCTGATAATGTTGAATTTATTGAAACAGAAGTTGTTAAGAGCGAGTTAAGCCAAAAGCAGTTAATTAAATTAAATGATGGTGAAAATTTATTCTCACCATATCAGCCAATCTTTATTAAAAATGAAGTTGGAATTGGTACTAAAGAACCTAAAGATATTGTTGTAGGAGATATTCTTGTAAATATTGATAGCAACTCTGGAAAGGTTTCATATGTTCCAGTTGAAAAGATTGAAATACTTGATGAGGGAGATGTTTATGAAATTAGAACAGCCCCACATGCTTGGTTCCTAGTTGGAAATTATTTAGTAATTTCGTAACGTGGATTCATATATCTCATCTTGGCAACAAGATGCTAAGTTTGTTTCATTGTTTAATCAATTTAACATTCTAGCAGGAATAAATAATGAAATTAATAATTCTTTATATGCCAGATTATATATATTAAGACAACTAGCCACTCAGCAAAAAGACAAAGGAAATTTTGCTGAGTGCGGTGTTTATGCTGGAATGTCTATGTTTTTTGTAGCGGATCTTTGTAAAAACAAATTTATAGGGATAGATTCTTTTGAAGGCGTTTCAGAACCTGGTGAATATGATAGCGATTATTTTAAATCTAAAAAATTATCTATAAGTATCTCATTTGCAGAGAAAATATTAAAAAACTTTGACAATGTAGATTTATATAAAGGCTGGATTCCAGAAGTATTTAATAAACTTAATGATGAACAATATTCCTATGTCAATATAGATGTTGATTTATATGACCCCACCAAAAATTCTATAGAATATTTTTGGCCAAGACTAATTAAAGGCGGGGTATTGATATGTGACGATTATGGATCAGATAAAACCCCAGGAGCACGAAAAGCAATGAATGATTTCTTTGGAGTAGATAATATTTTAGAATTACCTACTGGACAAGCATTAGTCTATAAGATATAATCTTAACATGCAGCTTGAATTTTACTGTCAAGAAAATGAGACAAATATGAGTCTTGTACCTGCAAAAAAAATAATACCACAATGGTATAAAGACGAACCAAGTTCATTAATGCTAAAACATTGCATGCCTTTTATAGATGGATTTATTTCTGGATACTCTATGGTTTTAAAACAAGACATAGATTTAAACAATGATTTAGATGTTATTGGATTGCGTGATAGTAGCAGTATTGGAAATATGCCAATACCATTTAATCATGATAGCAGACAATTTTTATGGAAAAATCCGTACATTATAAAAACTCCTAAAGATTATAGTATATTAATTTGTCATCCAATAAACAGATACGATTTGCCATTTACAACCTTGTCGGCTATTGTAGATTCAGACTCTATAATGCCAAAAGGAAATCTTCCATTTTTTATAAAAGAGGGGTTCGAAGGAATAATTAAAGCTGGAACTCCTATATTTCAAATAATTCCTTTTATGAGAGAACAATGGGCAATGGAATTAAATGAAAATCTTTTAGAAGAATGTGATATTAGAAATAATAAATATAAAGAAAATAATTTTTATAAAAAATATTATTGGGATAGAAAACAGTATGAATAATTATATGATTAAAGCAGTTCAAATTGATGTCAATGGACTTTGTAATGCTGGCTGTTGGTTCTGCCCAGTTTCTTATGCGGGAAACCCTAAATCAGCAATAAGAGATATGGAGATATCTGAATTAGATAATATATTCAGACAGTTGACAGAAGGCAAGGGGGACTTTGTAGATCCAAATTTAAACTTAGCATACTCTGCAAATTATAATGAAGTTTTGCTTTATAAGCACCTTGAAGAAATGCTTCAGGTTTATAAAAAGTATGGGTTTAAAACAAATATTTTAACAAACGGGGTAGCGTTAACTCCCAAAAAGGTTGATTTACTTATAGAGTATCAAGATGTTATTAACGGAATCTTGTTAAACATACCATCTTCCGAACCAGAAAGATGGTCTAGATACGTTAATATGAACATAAAACTTTTTGATAAAGTTGTGTCTAATGTTAAATATTTAAATGAAAAAAAGAATAGTGGTCTTTTTAATCCTTATTTGCACCTTATGGTAAATGGGGTAAATAATTCATCTCTAACAAAAAATGGTGGATGGTTAGACCTTTTAAGCAATGCGCCAAAAGTAGACCTAGATGATGATAACGGAGAGTTGGCAAAAGATGCAGAACAATTTAAAATAATGTTTCCAGGTTTAGACATTAGCACCTCTCATCATTTATATGATAGAGCTGCACACTTAGAAAAATATGGAATACTTACACAAAGGTTTGCCATTGATAAATATTTAAAGTCTGATAACAAAAAGGTTATAGGGTGTAATGGCGGAATAGAAATAAGAAGCAGGACAAATGAGTGGATACACATAAATCCAAACGGAGATCTGTTCATTTGTTGTGCAGACTATGATTTTGAAACTATATATGGAAATGTAAATTCTACTACCCTAAAAGATATTTGGAATAGTAAAGAGAGATCTGATATGATACTTAAGTCGTATTCAGACATGTGTACAAAATGCTCGGCAGCGATATGGGGATAAGATGACAGGATTTAATACTAGATCTATACATTCTGGAAGACCAGATAGAACTCCAGATGGTCCATTCAATACTCCAATATCTCTTAACTCTACATATTATGCTGGAGGAGATATTGGCTATGCAAGATATGGAAATGAAAACTGTAAAGATTTAGAAAATGCAATATCATCTTTAGAGGGCGGAAAGACATTAGCTTTTAGCTCTGGTATGTCTGCCGTGAGTTCTATTTTATCAACGATACCAGTTGGAGGTATTGTAGTTGCATCAAACCAAGGTTATGCTGGAGTAAACGCCACATTAAAAAAACTAAATGATGAAAATAAAATAATTGCAAGATTTGTGGATATAGCAAATACAGAAGAAGTTATAGAAAATCTTACAGGGGCGTATATGTTGTGGATAGAGTCTCCTACAAACCCAATGTTAGATATTGCAGAATTAGAAACTTTAATAAATTGCGCTAAACAATCAAATATTATTGTTGTAGTAGATAATACATTTGCGACACCAATTAATCAGCAGCCACTTAAACTGGGTGCAGATATTTCATTACATTCCGTTACAAAATATTTATCGGGTCATAGCGACGTATTAATTGGATCTATATCTACAAATAACAATGACCTTTTTGAGAAGATAGAGTTTGAAAGAAAAATAAACGGAACTATAGCAGCACCATTTGAATCCTGGCTTTCTTTGAGAGGCATAAGAACTTTCCCTTTAAGATTTAAAAAGTCTGAGAATAACGCAAGAGGATTGGTTTGGAGACTACAAAACCATCCTAAAGTTAACAAAGTATATTATCCTGGATTTGGAGGAGTCGTATCTTTTGAAATTGATGCAACAGAAATCGAAGTTGATGAGATATGTTATTCTTCAAAACTAATAGGATATGCTACAAGCCTTGGAAGCGTAGAGTCTTTGTGGGAAAGAAGAAGGCGTTGGCCACTAGAGAGTCCCCTGGTCCCCCACAACCTGATTAGACTGTCTGTAGGGTGTGAAGACATGGAAGATATATGGAATGATATAAAATATTCCATAGAAAAGGTGGTTGGATAAATGTGTTGGATGTGTGGATGCGCTGATCACGTCGGATTAGGTAATGATAGACCCACAGATTCAGTTGACAATAATAATGAAAATGATATAATAGATACATGAAAATTTGCGTAGTGTCATTAAACATGTCCAGAGGAGAAGAGATTGCATCTCTTTTTTCTCTTAAGAGTATAAGCTATGAATATTTTTTTAAAGGAATAGGTTATCAAACCTCTTTAGGTAAATATGAAGAAAATATCAATGGTGCAAAAGAATACTTTGATTCTAAATACGCAAATGTTGATGCCTTTATAGAATTCCCATCTTCTTTTATACACCAGTATGCTTTTGAAAAAGATAATAATACTAAGTTTATTTTTATTGATATAAGCAAAGAAGCTTGGCTTGAAAAAATGAATTATGTAAAAGACCTTTATGTTAGCCATGTGCCTGATTATTTATTTGAAGAATTTTTCTGCAACTTTTATCAGCAAACAGGCAAAACAAATATGCTTGATCTAACGAATGAAGAGCTTTCTACAATATATGATGCTCACGTTAGCAGCATTAACAGTAATCTGTCAAGCAATCCTAATTTTATTAAAATTGATTACGACGATCCAGATTTAATAAATAAAATTAGTCAGTTTTTAAACATCTAGTATTGACACATTTTTTTTAATGTGTTATTATTATAACCTCTTATTATTAGAAGGGTAATTAATAGTGGATGAATTAAGCAAGCCATTAAAAACATTTCAGGCTAACTCTATTGTGTTCACAAATCTTGTTCGGGGATTTGTTTGGAACACAGAGTCGGTTTTGATGAGACAATCTAGAATTGTATATAGAGATATTTATGAAGATTCAGAAAAGGCAGTAGATGAAACTTCCAATTGGTTAAGGAAGCTAAACATAGAAGCATTATATACGTTAGAACAGTATGCCGAATACCAGACCTTGGGAAATGTAAAGCCAGACACTTATTGTGGAGTCGAAATGGCTGTTCATCTAGTTCCAATAAATAAAAAAATGATTGAAGAAATAAAAATATTAATATCAACCGCAATCAGATTTGGTGAGCACGGACTTGTTCAACATTTATCTCAAAGGTTATCTAAGCATCAAGAATGGAATTGGTTTCTGGAATCAAGTTTAAAACTACCTCCAAACCCTTGGAAATCTTTAAAAGACTAAGATGCATCTAGACACTGCTATTAACAGCGTTTGTTTTGACGACGTCTTACTTGTTCCTAAAAAATCAAGTGTTGTTAGTAGGTCTAGTGTTGATGTTAAAACAAAATTAGGAAATCCAAATAACCCAGCAGCGCATATTAATTTAGATATTCCATTTTTAATGGCACCAATGGATTTTATAAGTACCAATGAAATGATTTATAAAATAATTAATAGAGGCGGGATGGGGTTTATAAATAGGTGGCAGAATTCTGCAAATAGATTTAGTCAGCTAAAAGAATTGTCTAGGCTGTTGCCATCAAACAATAAATTAGGATTCTCTGTAAATATTGAAGAGGCAAACAATTCTGATTTTATTAATAATATTTTATCTCATAACATAAAAACATTACTAATAGATACGGCATTTGCTCACACAGATATTTGTATAAATGCTGTAAAACAACTTAGATCGTCTGTTACAAATGACACTCATATAATGATTGGAAATGTTTCTTCCTATGAAGCATATAATGATTTAATGAATTCTGGAGCAGATTCAGTACGAGTAGGTATCGGTGGCGGAGCAGCATGCAATACCAGATTTGCTACTGGATTTGGAGTTCCAGTTCTTGCGTCAGTTATGGATGTTTATAACAATATTAAATCAAATGAAATAAACGGATTGATTTCAGATGGCGCAGTAAAGCAAACTGGCGACATTGTAAAAGCTTTAGCCGCAGGCGCAAGTGCAGTAATGATGGGATCCATGTTTGCGGGTCATGAAGAATGTGCAAGTAATGAATTTAGAGGAACGGCATCTCTTAGCTTACAACTAGATTTAATGGATAAAAAGCCAGAAGATGCAAGTCGTTTGCATGTAGAGGGTGTTCATGGCAAAGTAGAAAAAAGAGGCAGTGTTGAGGATACAATTAATCAAATGATTAATAACTTGACAAGCGGAATGTCGTATTGCGGATCTCACAACCTAAAAGATTTTCGTGAGAATTGTAAGTTTATAATAGTTTCTAGTCAGTCAGTAAAAGAATCAGGAACAAGAGTTTCCTGATTAAACATAATAAAATATTTATTATGATACAATGTGTTTGTAAAGGTAGGAAAAACAATGAATTATCAAGACCCACAAGACCACTGGTTTAATAAAGATAGATCTGAGACAGCTTCTAATAGGCTGCCAGAAAGAAGAGTTAACAGTACTATTACAACTACTAATCCAGGATTAGGTCTAAACATTTATCATAATACTTTTTCAAAAGAGGACGCAGAAAGATATATAAAGATACTTGAAGACAACTTAACTAATGGGGCCAGATATAGATGGTCAGAGGCTCAAGTAACAAATTCTGTAGTTCCGATTAAAAAGGCAAGGGACTGCGTAGATTTTAAATTTAAGCCAGAAAACCTTGGCCCTAAAAATGAATTTAATGCTCCATTAATTGATTTACATAATGAAATTTATGAGAAGTTAAAATTTTGTATTGATGATTACGCAAGATACTGGGGGATAAATGTTGTATATTATGAAGCATTTAACTTTGTAAAGTATGAAGGAGAAGGTAAGCATTTTAGAATTCATGCCGACCATGGGCCAGCATATAATTGTACTGTATCTGCAGTAATTTATATTAACGATGACTACGAGGGTGGAGAGATACAATTTCCAAGATTAGATAATCATATTCATACCCCAAAAGTTGGAGATATTGCAATATTCCCATCAAACTATATTTATGAACATGCGTCATTGCCAATGAAAGAGGGAACTAAGTATTGTGTTGTTATTATGACAGACATTAATGAAATCGGTCATAAGTAATGAAAATAATTTTTAGGTCATTCAGGCCCTGGTTAAAAAAAGATAGCAAGTCAACTCCTGCCACAACACACTCCGTGATGCCAAAGTGGTACAAGGAGGCAGACAGATTTGCTAAGATGCCAAACGGAGATTATTTTAAAGCTCCTAAAGCGGTTTGTCCATTTCCAAAAGAAGGAACTAAGGATGATTATGGCAAGATCCCAACTTGGAAAGCTTGCCCAGCAATTATGGATGGGTTCTCAACAGGTTACGTTTTAAAAACACCATGCGACATAACATTTTTTAAAGACAGTCAGGGAAATATTGATGTTAAGGTTTCAGAATTAAACTGCAGAGACTTCGTATCAAGAAGGCCACCCATGCCACAGTTTGAGCACCCAAAGGGTTACTACAAGTATCACTTTGCTTGGCAGCCAGATTGGGGTCTAGAGGTTCCAGAAGGATACAGCTGTATATATATGACACCAATGAATAGATTCGATCTTCCATTTTTAAATACTACTGGGATTGTAGATAACGATAAAGTTCATTTGTCTGGAACATTCCCATTTTTTGTTGTTGATGGATATGAAGGCACAATTAAAGCTGGAACCCCATATATGCAAATTATCCCATTTAAAAGAGAAGATTGGGAAAGTGAAATAGAGCTATTGTCTCAAAATGACATTTATGCTAAAATGAATGACAACATGAAAAAGTATAGGGTTCCCGACGGTGGGGTATACATAAAGAATGTCTGGTCAAGAAGAGAGTACAAGTAATGCAAACATGGTCTAGCAAAGAAGAAGTGGCTACAGGAATTGTTGTTTATAGAGACGTTATAAAACCAGAAATTGATGTTATAAATAGACTTGACAGCGTATTGGGAGAGGTTGCACCATGGGGACAATTATCTCCAGATGGCAAAAGATACCACTGGAATCCAGCTTATGTTGGATACCAACAACTTATGCCAGACTATAGAGATTGTGTAGATTTTAAGTTTAAAAAAACAGACATAGAGGCAGATAAAAGCGAAGAGTCATTAAAGCTACAGTCTTTGTGGCAAGATGTGTATGATGCCCAAAATCCTGCAGTTGAAGATTATCGTAGAATGTTTAACATTATGCCATTAAAATATTGGGAAGCTTTTAATTTTATTAAATATGGACCAGGCCAACACTTTCAAGAACATCATGATCATGGATATTCTTATAACTGTACTGTGTCACTTGTAGCATACCCAAACGATGATTACGAAGGTGGAGAGCTATTTTTTAGACTTCAGGGTTTAAACATAAAGCCAAAAGCTGGAGACCTGTATATATTTCCTTCTAATTTTATGTATCCTCATAGAGCTATGCCAGTAACTAGTGGAACTAAACATTCAATAGTTACAATGCTTGATTATAGCAAAAAATATCATACGCCAGATATGTATGATCCAAAGTGGGATAATGAATAATGATTAATATATCGGTAGAAAAAATGCAAGGGTGTAAGTTTAAAATAGATCCAATGTCTATTAAAAGAGACTGGATGGATGTTACCTCAGAAAAGCATGCCTACAGATGTTTTCCAGTAACACAGGCCAACGTAGTAGGATGGAACTTATCCTGCACAGAAGATATAATTTTTACTTGGGATGGAATAAATGATCAGACAGACCAGCATGTAAAGATAACTAAACCTGCTGATGCTTACTCTGGACGAGGACAGTCTACAATAAGTCTAAATACAGGTATGGTTTTTAGGACAGACCCAGATGTTAGTATATGGACAATAAATCCAGTAAATTATTTTAATGAAGATTTTGAAACAATGTCTAATTTAATGAGCACATCTTTTTATGATAATCCATTGCCTTTAGCAATCAAAGCTAAAAAGGCAAATGTAGAAACTGTAATCAAGGCTGGTACTCCAATAGCTACAATAATTCCAATATCTTTGAGTAACTTAAACAATTCAGTTATAGAGATTGTTCAGTATAGAGATGATGACAGGTCTAGACACAATGCTAATATGTCTTATGGAGAAGCCGCACAGGTTATAAATTCTTCTGGAAACTGGACGGATTGGTATAGAGACGCTGTAGATGAGAACGGTAATTCTTTAGGTTCTCATGAAACTAAGACTTTGAGGTTATCTGTAAATGATAATACTGCTTCTAATGGAATGGTATAATTAAGTATGGAAATTGTAAACAAAGACATACACTTACACGCACCGAAATCAATAACCCCATCTGGATTTTTTGGGTACAGCAAGGATATGATTGTTGAACTAGAAAATTTTATGACTGAAGATGAGATAAACTTCCTTGAGTCAGCTGCTAAAAAGATTACAATTTGGGACTACACAGAAGATCATGTAAATGAAAATGGAACAGTTATATATGATTCAAGTTATTGGAAAGACAGAGTTTGTAGTGCTCCATCTTTAAACAAAAATGATCCAAACATTGTTCCAGTTATAGTTGGACTCTTTCAAAGACTACAGCCAATCATAGAAGATTTTTATAAGGTAAAAGCTCAGCCAACTGGGCAGACAATCGTTAGGTGGCTACCTGGTCAATTCCAAAGACCACACGCAGACAAAGAATTACATGAAGGGCCAGATGCTGGATTGTCCAATGATTTTCCATGGTATGATTTAGCTAGCTTGTTTTATTTAAATGATGATTATGAAGGCGGAGAGTTATATTTCCCTAATCAAGGAATTCAATTTAAGCCTAAAAGAGGTGCTGCCTACTTTTTCCCTGGAGATATGAATTATATTCACGGTGTAACAGAAATAAAAGGTAGCATAAGATATACAGTTCCATTCTTTTGGACTATATTAGAACATACTGGAGAAGTTAAGCCAGAACCTGATAAGAAGTACTATAGGGTTTTAATAGATGGAGATAAGAATGTATAGCGAAGAAATATATCCATATATTATAGTTTATAACGGCGTATTAGAAGATGTTGACAAGATGTATAGGATAGCTAAAGATATTGGAAGTTCAGAAACAGGAATATTTGAAGACTGGAAACCATGGTACGAATTTGGAGAAAAAGTAGAAAAGTTCGGAATAAATTTTAACAAATCCGATAGAGAAATGAAGTTTGCCTGGGATCATGAAGAGCCTACAACCGATAAGGGAAGAGATCAAAAATATTTTATTTGTGAGCTAGTTAAAGGTTTTCATAAAGTAAATAATGATTTTATTAATAGGTTTAACCTAGATGTTGATCCTACTCATGTCTCTAATCCAGTAAACTCCTTGTACTCAGAAACTTATAACTCTGAGCAATCTGTAGTTTCTGAGATAAGCACCTGGAGATGGACTGGTCCAAGCCTATGCAAGTATTTTGATGATGCAGGAAAAGGACACCCATTGGCAATGAATTATCATTCTGACTTTATTAGAGAGCCTATTAAGACCCCAGGATATAAATTTGCAATTACAACTACTACATACCTAAACGACGACTATGATGGCGGAGAAGTTGAATTTATTATTAATAATAAAATATTTTCTTACAAGCCTAAAGCTGGAGACTTTTTAGTTTTTCCTTCAGGGCACCCAGAAATTCTTACAGAAGATGGAAAGGTATACCTACACGGAGTTACAAATAACTTAAACGGAGAAAAGCTTTTTACTAGAATGTATTGGCAAAAGTATGACCTTGGCGATAAAGAATGGTTTGAGAATGAAGAGAAGTATGGCAGAGATAAGTGGATATCAATGCAAGGTGAAATAATGTCAGAGTACCAGGAAAAGGTACAAAAGAAAAACCTAGATGGATTAGTGAGGATAAAATGAATTTAAATAATCAAAATAGATTGACTAAGGACATAGTCCTTTATGAAAACTTTTTAACTGAAGAGCAGTGCGCTGCTTTAATAAAAGTTTTAGACAAGCAGGCTGAAACAGAAAAACTATCATGGACTCCAATTTCTTTTTATGAATCTTACTCATCAGTTTTGCCACAAGATGGAGATCCAGAGATAGAAGAGTTTGGCTTGGAGTCAGACATATTTTCTCAAATTAGATCTGGAATTATAGATGCTGTTGCTTCAGTTCATGGACTAGATCCTAAAAAGGTAGTTCAAATTGGATACCATACTCAAAAGTGGGAGCCTGGAGCATATGCAAGAATACATTCAGACAACACAGATGAAAAAGGAAACACTGGGCCATTTGCAAGAAGTAGATACGCAGCCTTCTTATATTTGAATGATAATTTTGAGGGTGGTATGCTTAAGTTTCCATCACAAGATATTAGCATACAGCCTAAGACTGGATTGTTAGCTGCATTTGATGGCGGATTTAATAACATGCATGAAGTAAGTATGATAACTTCAGGAGTTAGATACACTCTAGGGTCTTTCTGGGACGATAGAGAAGAATCAGATTATCCACAAGAAGTCAGAGATGCTTGGGCAGAAGAAATGCAGAAGATTAGAGATCAGCAAGCAGTAGAAAAGGCGGAGTGGCAAGATCTTCTTAAAGAAGGTTATAAGATTGATCCAAATGGTAAGAAATATAAAATAGGAGATTGACATGGAAAAAGAAATATTAGAAGAAAATGTTTACTATTACAAGAACGTAATACCAGATCCAAAAAAGTTTGTGGAGATGATTGATTCCACAGAAAATGAGGAATGGGGTAATTCAGTTACTAAATGGAATGAGTGGACAGCCTGTAGTGGAGAGATGTATCTTTACGGAGCTCAAAAAACTGTAAACCCATCTGATGAAGAGAGAGTAATTAAAACAACAGACAATAAGGCTGGATACATTTATAACACCATCATGGATGCCTTCTATGCCGTTTGTAAAGATTATGCGGAAGCTCACGGAGACAACGAAACTCCCATCAATTTCCCATTATTTGATATTAAGAAGTATAGCCCAGGAACCTACATGGGAGCACACTTTGATCAGCAAGAAGGAGACACTAGATTAAAGTACTCACTTGTGTTTTATTTAAACGATGATTACGAGGGTGGAGAACTTTCATTTACCATTGAATCTCCAGACGCACCAATCATACAGGGCAAGCCAGAAGAAGATTTTGCCGTAGCAAAAGATGGAAACAGAGTTACTATAGCCATTAAGCCAGAGGCAGGGAGCGTTATTATATTCCCATCATCTCCACCATATCATCACACCGCACACTTAGTTAAGAGCGGATTTAAGTATATGGTACCACTTCATTGGTATAGAACCATGGAGCCAGTAAATAATCCAACGATGTAAATATGAAAACCGCCATAGTTACTGGAGCTAGCAAGGGCGTAGGTTACGAAACAGTAAAAGTTTTATCCCAAAATGGGTACAAAGTTATTGCTGTGTCACGTAATTTATCTAAGTTGGCAGAGATTGCTTCTGACAACATAGAGACATACAGCTTAGACATTACTGATGAAAAAGCCATCAAGGCATTCTACGATAAATATAAAGATATAACTTTAGATCTATTAGTAAATAATGCTGGCGGTGGAGCAGGGCCAACATATCTAATAAACGAAACTATGGAAAACTTTAGAAGAGCGTATGATATCAATGTTTCTGGACCAATGTATTTGTCTCAATTGTTTGTACCAGCAATGAAAAATTCTGAATCTCCGACTATTGTTTTTGTCACTTCCTTGTGTGGAAAAGTACCATACCGTGGAAGCGGAAATTATTCAAATGCTAAACGTGGAGAAATGGGATTAATAGACACTATGAGAATGGAATTCCCAGCATATGGAATTAAGGTTACGGAAGTGTGCCCAGGAACAATAGACACACAGTTAGAGAAAAAGGATAACGCTTTAACTGCTGCAGATATGGCTGAAACAATTAGATGGGTAGGATCTTTACCTAGTCATGTAAATATAAACCATATAGAGATAAGTCACATAAATAATAATAAATATAATTAGGAATTTATGAAGATAAACAAGATATACGATGATGTTTATGAGGTAGAAAATTTCCTAACAGACTCAGAATTTGAAGAAGTAAAAAAAATTATAAACAGTTTTTCTGAAGAAGACTGGAATAATGAAGAGATGAGAGTTAAAAATCAAATTCCCGATTTCTGGTTTGGCAAACAGATAGTCTTTGAAGAAGAAAATGTATTCTCAAGAGCAAATAAAAAAATGGAATCCTTATTTAAATCTTATTCGTATTATCCTACTGGTATGATTTTACAAAGGTATAAAAAGGGAGATTTTATACAGCATCATGCTGATCAGTGGAGAACTGATATAGACTATTATATTGGGTATGGACTGTGTCTATATTTTAACGATGACTATGAGGGTGGAGAATTGGACTACCCTGATCTAGGAATTACTATAAAGCCAAAAGCTAATTCGCTATTTATACATGGAGGACATATAGTTCACGGCTCACTTCCAGTTTTAAGTGACGATATAAGATATTTCACCACTGTATTTGTTAGAGGCACAACAGAGCTTCCTACTAAACTAAACCCAGAACTGTTTGCCTGATATAATAAAATCATGTCATACTATAGTGCGATATTAAAAGATTCTCCAGTCGGATTTTGGAAACTGGATGAGTCATCTGGAACCATAGCTTACGATTCCTCTGGATGTGGAAACAATGCTACGTACTCTGGAACTATAAACCTAGTAGATATTCCTTTAGTACCAAATGGGGCACATTCTAATAAAATAACAAACACAAATACAATATCTTTTCCAATAACAAAAGATTTTTCTGGTCAAACTGGAGTAGGCGGATTTGGGATTGAAAAAACAGAAGATAATGATTTCTCATTAGAAATTTGGTTTCATCCTAAAAACATTACTACATTAACTCCTATATTTGCGGATCAAAATGGGGTAGGAATATATTGGGAAAAAGGAAACATTGTATTTAAGTTAGAAAATGAAAGAGTAGATTACGGCGTTCCATATAGGGATAAAGCATTTCATGTTGTTGCAGTATATGAAATAAATTCTCTTAAGCTATATGTTGATTCAGAATTAGTTGCATCTAAATATGTAGGAGGTGTGACATTTACAAATCCGTCTCTTGAGATCGAAAGCGGCCCAGCAAACACATCAGAATATTTTTTAATAGATGCTCCAGCAATATACAGGTATGCTCTTAATATTAACAAAATACAATCTCATTATCAACATATTCCAATAAATACAAATGTTCAAATAGTTAAAAGTAATTTTGGACAACTATTTAAATCTACCCTACAGCATCAAGACCAGCCAGATCAATTTTCCTGGCCAGCTTATATACCATTTACACTTTTTGAAAATGACAATATTGGTTTTAGAAGAGAAAAAAATAGTCTGTATTTAAAGGGAGCTTCAGGATCTTACTTAGAAACTTCGATTGCTCCACTTCCATATAAAGACTATGTTTCTTCAAAAATAGAATGGTTTGGAACTGAAGGTATTTCTGTGTATTCTTCATTAGATTATGATGGTGAAAATACAGTATGGGAAGAATGCACCAACGGATCTGTAATACCAGGTATAGAATTAGGCGAAACATTCTTAAATGAAAAACAAATATACTTTAAGGTAGTGTTTGAAACACATGATATAAACACACATGTTCCAGAAATATACTATATGGGCGCATATCTTTATGAAGACAAAAAATTATTTTCTCATAACGGAAGATCATTTATTTCGGTATCTCAACCTTCTTCTGGATCTAATTGGGATGTAGATTTTTCAAACAGAGAGTATCAGATAATATCGAGAAACTATGACAACGGCATAAGACCTTTAGGCGCTGGGTTCTATTTGGAAACCATAGATGATATAAGATCTTTAGAGCTATTTATTGTCCCAGAATCTTTATCATCTGGATATCTATTTTATAATGAAACTGGCGGACAGGAGTATAGCTTGTCTTGGGCGGCAGGAGGAGTATTATCCAAATCAAATATATCAGGGCTATACATAAATGGACAAGACGTTTCTTCTATTACAAATATATCACAGTATATAAATATAGGAGAGCCAAATTATATTATGATCAAAACACCCTCAGCCATAACTGGTCAGATTTGGTTTAATACAAAGTCAGATAATGGTGTCAGGTCTGGGTCCTTGCCAAATAATCTATATAACATAATAGCAATTTATGAAGACCCAAATGTAAATCATTTAACTAATTATAATTTCTATATAGGGGATGAGGTGTTGGTAGCAGATGATTCTGCCTTCACACTGACAGATCTTGGGCCTAAGACCTATGATTTTGACTGGGTGGTTTTAGATAACGCATAGTTTTGTCATTTAAGTTGACAAAAAGCTGGACTTGAGGCATTGAAAGTGGTAAAATAATTACCTATGGATATTAAAAAGACAAACGCTAAATTTAAAGAAAATGAAACCAGGCTTGGAGTGTATGTCTGGGAAATGCCTGATGGTCGATGGATCGGCGATGACGAAGGCAACTTTCTTTCTATAGCCTCCATGAAAGATAACAGAGATAGAATAAATTTATTAGCCAAGGCGGTAAGAGGATATGGAATTTCCGAGGGCAACCCGAAGTTCCTTGAAGGAAGCAGACAAATTGATGATGAAGAGTTTGAGTATCAAAAACAAAGACTGAGATGGGGACTTACTCCAGATCCTCTGGATATAGGTGTTCACAAAGATGAAATGGCTAAATTGAGGAAGGGCAACAAATGATTGAGTATGAAGAAGACACACCTTCAAACAATGTAGAAATATCTAACGCTGCAGACTGGGTTAGATTTAATTCTACTATAACACAAAAGAATGATGACCCATTTTCTCTAGAAGGCGAAGAGATATTAAAGCTCTCTGGTCTTAGCCCAGCATTAAGAAGAAAAGCAAGCAGAGACATTCAGAAAAAGTTTGTTGGTACAGATGGATCTGGAACACAGCAATTATTGATACAGCAGGCGGTAAGCGGATACGCACTATTTGATCTTGTTCAACCCGAATATAATTTAGATTATCTGTCTACCATATATGAAATTTCTCCATACAATTATGCAGCAATTAATGCTAAGGTTTCTAATATCGTTGGCCTAGGATTTGACTTTATTGAAAGTAGAAAGACTACAGATTTATTAGATTCAATTGATGATGAGAAGCAATTAGAAAGAGCACGTAGAAAATTAAATAGAATTAAACAAGATTTACATCAGTGGCTTGAGGACTGTAATGAGGAAGAGACATTTAAAGAGACCCTAATTAAGTTCTATACTGACGTAGAGGCCACTGGTAATGGCTATCTAGAGGTCGGTAGAACGACTGCTGGAAAGATAGGGTACATCGGACACATCCCTTCAAAGACAATGCGTGTAAGACGCCTCAGAGACGGTTTTGTGCAGTTGCTGTATGGCAAGGCTGTATTCTTCCGCAACTTTGGAGATACTGAAACCCCCAATCCAATTGCAGGGGCGACAGACCGTCCAAATGAAATTATTCATTTGAAGAAATATACTCCTAAGAATAACTATTATGGAATTCCAGATATCATTGCCGCACAGAATGCAATGGCTGGTAATGAATTTGCTGGCAAATATAACTTAGATTATTTTGAGAATAAGGCAGTCCCAAGATATATTATTACTGTAAAGGGTGCTAAATTATCACCTGAGTCTGAGCGTAAATTATTAGAGTTTTTCCAAGTAGGTCTTCGTGGCAAAAACCACAGATCTTTATATATTCCGCTACCACCAGATTCTCCAGATTCTAAAACTGAATTTAAAATGGAGCCAATTGAGGCGGGAGCACAAGAGTCATCATTTAATGTTTATCGCCAAGCAAATAGAGATGAAATATTAATGGCTCACAGAGTTCCAATTAATAAGGTTGGAACGGCTACTGGAATATCATTGGCAAATGCTAGAGATGCTGATAAAACATTTAAAGAGCAAGTTTGTGCACCAGCGCAGGATATTCTTGAAAAGAAACTAAATAAGGTTATTCAAGAAATGACGGATGCCTTAGTTCTTAAATTTAATGAATTAAGCTTGACCGATGAAGATACTCAGTCTAAGATTGATGAAAGATATTTGAGATTACAAGTAATTACCCCTAATGAAATTAGAATTAGAAAGGGTATGGTCCCAAGAGAAGGCGGAGATGAAGTAGTCGATTTAGCCGCTAAAGCTGCTGAAATTAAAGCTCAGGCTATGCAAAGCAGAACTAGGGACGGAGAACGTGCCGCAAATTCCCCAGATAATTCAGGGGAGGGCAGGAACGCAAAGGGCGACGGCAGACAAGTCGAGTAGTCCTACTCAACTAGTTATTTGCCTTTAGATATATAAAAGCCTATAATATACACATATGACCATTGAAAAATCACATTGGTCTTCGAATGGAAATGCTATTAATTTATCAGTTCCATTTACGAAGGTCAACAGAGAAAAGAGAACAGTCTCAGGTTTCGCAACACTTGATAACCTAGATCAGACTGGCGATGTGGTCACGCAAGAAGCAAGCATGAAAGCATTTGAAAGCTTCCGTGGAAATCTAAGAGAAATGCATCAGCCGATGGCGGTTGGCAAAGTTGCATCTTTTAGACCAGAAACTTATTATGATCCAAAAACAAAAGAATTTTATAACGGAGTGTATGTTGATGCATACATTTCAAAAGGCGCACAAGATACTTGGGAAAAAGTTCTTGATGGAACACTTACAGGATTTTCAATCGGCGGAAAAATTATAGACTCAGATACGGAAGTAAATAAGTCTACAGGACAAAGCGTTCGTTTCATTAAAGATTACTCACTTGTTGAATTATCAATAGTTGATTCTCCAGCAAATGAACTCTGTAACATATTGTCTATTGAAAAAGTCAATGGTCAAATGATTTTCAAGGGCATTGCTGCAGATGTAAAAATGGAGAATATTTTTTATTGTGCAGAAAGTGATTCTGTATTTATGTCAACAGAGTCTGAGTATATTTCACCAGTTACTGGTAAAAAAACAGAACTTATTGGTTGGGTGGAATCAAATGACACTAACAAGTCAAAAGAAATAGATAAGATTCTTGATTCATATAAATCAAGATTGCAAACGTTGCCTGATACACAAACAATTGCAAAACAGGCAAACGCAGAAGGAGGTAATGAAGTGGAAAATAACGTAGATACCACAACAACTACCGAAGAGACAGTTGAAAAGCTACGTGCACCAGAGCCAAAGAAGGAAGCTCCAGCAGCACCAGCTGCACAAGCTCCAGCAGCACCAGCTGCACAAGCTCCAGCAGCACCAGCTACACCAGCAGCTCCAGCTTCAGATCTTAATAAGTCTGAAGAGGTAGAAAATACTACAGAAGAAAACACTTCTGCCGAAGTTCTGGAAAAAGCAGCCGACGTATCAGAAGCTGAAGTTAGTGAACCTGATTTTGCAAAGATGCTAGGCGACCTTAAGGGTTTCTTCTCGGAGACTTTGGAAAAAGCCTCTGAGGCAAACGCAGCTCAGGTCTCAGCTATTAAAGAAACAGTTGAAACTTTCAGCAAGGGCGTAGATGCTAGAATTTCAGAATTAGCAGAAAAGCACACAGCACTCTCAGAAGCAGTAAATGCGATTAAAAACACCATTGATGGTGTTGAGAAGAGAGTAGACGCAGTCGAATCAGAGACTGCAATCAAGAAGTCCTCAGACCTTGGCGGGTCTCAGGAAGTAACAATAAAGAAATCAAAATGGAACGGCACTTTCCTCGGTTCCGTTAGTGAATTGATAAAATAAGGGTAGGTGAAATAACTAATGAGTAATGAACTATTAGCTAAAGCGGCTGCAGCAGATACAACCCTAACAGGTAGTATGGTTGGAGCAGCTAACCCCACCGATGGAATCCATGTCGGTTCCGAGGGTAAGGGTGGCTTGCTCAATCCTGAGCAGTCCGCAAGATTCCTTGATTACATGTTCGATGCAACAGTAGTCGGAAAGCTAGCACGTACAGTTCGCATGCGAGCTGATACCACTGAGATAGATCGTATTGGAGTTGGCGAGAAGCTTATGAAGCTTGCCGCTGAAGCCGAGAACACTGGCACAAATTCTGCCGTACAGTTCTCAAAGATTTCTCTCACAACAAAGAAGCTTCGTTTAGATTGGGAGCTTTCAACAGAGTCTCTAGAAGACAACATTGAGGGTGCCGATCTCGAAGATCATATTGCAAGACTTATGGCAACACAGGCAGGTAACGACCTTGAGGACGTAGTCCTTAACGGAGATACTGCTCTTAGCTCAGACAACCTATACAAGGCTTTTGACGGCATTGTAAAGATTGCTAAGGCTAACGGCCATGTCGTTGATGCAGATGGAGCAGTCATTGATCGCTCTATCTTCAATAGCGCACTTAAGGCTATGCCACGTAAGTACAAGCAGCGTAGACCAGATCTTCGCTTCTTGTCAGGATCTAACTTGATCCAAGATTATTTATATTCTACATCACAGAATATTTCTAACGTCAACCCACAAGATATTGCTGCAAGCATTATCCGTGGTGAGACCGCAGGTCTTGGTGGTCCAGCTGGATTCACAGCTCCATTCGCATTTGGTATTCCAATTGTCGAAGTTCCTCTATTGAAGGAAACCCAGGGTGCTGACAATGATCTCGGAGATGTCCACTTGACATTCCCAAATAACGTAGTTATTGGTATTAAGCGTGACGTGACAGTTTATCGCTTCTTCTGGCCGAAGAAGGACTCCATCGAATATACAATGTATACTCGTGTTGGATGCCAAATCGAGCAGGCAGATGCGTGGGTTGTTGTTAAGAACGTTAAAGTTGCTTCCTAATTAATAAATAGGAATTAAAACTGCTGAAAAGCCCTCAAATTATTTTTGGGGGCTTTTCCTTTTAACCTACTAATGCTATAATTTATTTACATACCAAAGGAGTAAATATGTCATTTGACACACTGAAGGTAAAAGAGCTAAAGCAAATTGCTGGCGATTTTGCCGTAGAAACAGATGGACTAAAAAATAAAGCAGATATTATTGCCGCATTGGCAGAAGAAGGCGTAACTTGGTCAGTCTATCAAAGCACACTAAAAAACATAGAAGACTCAAAAGAAGAAGCACCAGAAGTTTTACCAAAGTTTGACCCTAACCAAGAGTTAGAAGACGACATGGTTTTGGTTAGAATGACACGTGCAAATTATAGATATGATATTGCAGGACATACGTTTACAAAGGAACATCCTTTTGTTGCTATGAAGCCTGAAAAAGCACAGCAAATTTTTGACAAGGAGGAAGGGTTTAGGTTGGCTACGCCAAGAGAGGTACAGGAGTACTACAACTAAACCTGCTAAATGGCAGAGATATTATTAAATTCACAATCTCCAGTAACGCATCAAATATTCTGGAATGGCGATATAGCAGTTCCAGAAAATGATCCTATCGTAAAAGTTTACGATGTTACAAACGACCCAGCAATAAATCCTCCAATTGCACCAACAACACTTTTAGAAACATTGACGGCGGTGGCGGATGAAACTAATCCTGGGTCTTATACTGTTTATATACCGTTAAACCACACCAATAGAAATAAAACACTGAGATTAAAGTGGGAATATTATATTGGAGAAAAATTTGTATATAAAGAGGATGAGGTTTTTGTAGTAACTCCATATGTGGATTTTAACCATATAGAAGATTTAGGGATTAGCATAGATCCTTCTGATCCAAACTATAAATCATATAAAGAGTTATGTCGTGCAGAAAAGTATGCTAGAAAGCGTATAGAGGAATATACCCATCAAAAGTTTTATTTATATGATGAGTCTTATTCAATAACTGGATACAACTCAGACGTACTCCCCTTGCCAGCAAAAATGTATGATCTTCATGAACTATATGCAAACGATATATTGCTAGTAAATAATATTCAAGGTATTAATAATTGGAACTACAATGTAGAAATTGTTACAACAGGATATGGATTAAGAATAAATCGTGCTGCTATGTTAGACAATACTGTTTATACTGCAAACGGTATGGTTCCTCCCAGCATACATGATTCTAGCGGAGTATTTAGATCAGATACAACTTATGAAGTTAACGGTAGATTTGGTTGGGAAAAGGTTCCAGATAGTGTAGAGCTTGCGGGAATAGAGCTTATGAAAGACTATTTCTCAAACGATATTAACTGGAAGAATAACTATATAAAGAATATGTCTACTTTCGATTGGGATTTTGAGTACAATGTAGATGTATTTAGAGGAACTGGAAATGCTTATGCCGATAAATTGTTGGCAGACTACGTATTGTCTGGTGCGGCAATAATCTAATGAACACAATCGTAGATGCAGTTCTGTCTATGAAGTTAGATGTTTACAGACAAACAGATGAGCAGGATCCAGATACTGGAGCAATTAAAAAGCAATGGATATTTTACAAAACTTTGCCATGTCATGCAAAGGGAGTAATAAGTAACTCATCATCTACCAGAACAAGTGACAAACAGGTTATGGGAAACAAGTATTATAATGATCAGGTTTTACAAATTAGAACTGCACAAAGACTAACCTTGAGAGAAAAAATAACAAACATTAGAGATGCTAACAACAATTATATATGGACAGAAATAAACTCACCAAATGATACACCAACAGTATTTGAAATAATGGGTACTACTCCTATAACAGATCCTTTTGGAAAAGTTATTGGATATAATTCATCAGTAAAAAGATCGGAGAATCAGCAAATTGGCTTCTGAAGCAATGGCCCTTCAGGCTGCTAGCGGATTAGTTAATCTAATGGCTGGACAGCCAATTAGTGGTGCAATAAAAGATAGCACTGTGGCTCAGATATCTGCTGCCATATTCTATAAAACAAATGTGCTGGCTAAACTTTCTTCCAATTTAGCATTTCAAAATTCATTCAGTAAAACATTATTTAGACAGATAGACAAAGACTTTGGAGAATACATAGATGCAAAAGCTAGAACTAATCCAAAATCTTTTCACCATGTTTATGAGTGGGATCAGGCTGGAACAAAAGAAGCAAGACTGTTTAAGTTAAATAAGTTGGTTCAAGATGGATTATCATTTAAATTAAATTACGAGTTGTTAGATTCAAAATCTTTTGTGCCTTCAGAAAATTCAAATCATAAACATGTATTTGTTAAAAAAGCTTTTATTATGGAGCAGGGCAAAACAGTTGTAATTAGTCCCAGAAAATCTGAACGATTAGTTTTTGATGTAAATGGCTATACTGTGTTTATGCCTAAAGGTCAATCAGTTACAGTAAATAAGCCAGGTGGAGCAGCAACTAAAAATTCATTTTTATCTTCTTATAAATATTTTTTTACAGGACAATTAGTCAATATGTCTATTAAAAAGTCTGGCTTTCAAAGACTATTTAATTCTGCCATGACAAAGGCTCTGACGGTCCCTGTACAGATTAAAACGGTTAAGTATAAGTTCTCACCTAACAGTGTTGCCAGCGAGGCTGATGCGGCCCTTCTAGCAGCTTTTACGGGGGTATCTAATGCCTAACTATAAGCTAGACGCAGTGTTTGAACTTAGAAAGTTTTTATGGGAAAAGCTAAAGGCGGCTAATATATTTAATCCTAATGATTATTATAGTGACAATTTAGACGAGACTATTATCCCAATATTGCCAATTCAGCAGGCTCCAGAGATGAATCAATTTTTGAGCGGTAAGAAGCACATAGTCTATGACAAGGTAGGGTTGTCATATGAGAATAACTGGCTTATTTGCTGTGAGCAAATCTTATTTACAATATATTCTACAGAGGTTATAGATATAGTAGAAATAAGAAACTTCATGACAGACCAATTTAGAAGAATGGATGATTCAGCTAGGGATGTAAATTATTGGGATAAGCTTTCAAACAAGTTTAAATTCCATAGCATATTTATAGCAGACATTTCTCCAACAGCCCCATCCGAGGAGCTACAGGGCTTCTTTGCGGCGGACGTAATATTAGAGGTCAAATATTCAAGGATTACAGACAATAATGGCAGGTTTGCCTAGTTTGCTTTAGACTATCTATTACCCTATAATTAGACATAGAGGAAAGGGCCTAGCCAGCCAAATATATATATATTAATTTCATGAAATAGGAGGATAAAAACTCATGGCACAAAATACAGGTAATGCTAAAAATATTCTTGTTGGTGCTTCACCATTGTTCCTTTCTGTAGATGATTCTACAGTTGCAGGATATGATGAAAGCATGGAGGCAGGTGTTCTAAATGCTTTTACAGCAAATAAGAATACATATGTTCCAGCATTCGATACTGCGAAGTCGTATGTCGATACTTTAAATGCAGTAGATACTACAACTGCAGCAAGTGCTCCATCCCCAGTAGATAAGGGTGCAGCATATCGTAACGTAGGTTATACAAATAATGGTCTTCAGATCACTTATAATCCAACATATGACTCAGTAACCGTAGATCAGCTACTTGATACAGCTAAGCTGTTCAAGTCTGCGATGGAGGTTATGATTGCAACAGAAATGTCCGAAGGTACATTGGAAAATATTCTAATTGTATTCGGTCAAGGAAAGTCAACATTAACCGATGGAGACAACGATGTTCTTGGATTGGAAGCAGGCGCTCTTGGCGCAGCTCCAACAGAGCGTCAATTAATTGCAATTGGAAGCGCTCCAACTGTTGCTAGCCCAAACACTGAGCGTGTATATTATGCACGTCGTGTGCTTTCGGTACAGCAATCACAGTTCTCGCTAGCTCGTACAACACCAACCACATTCCCAGTAACATTCCGTCTTCTACCATCTGGTGACTCAGCTCACGCAGGTTCAGAATACGGTAAGATTATTGACCGTGCTTGGACACCAGCTTAATAATTAAATTTAATTATTAACAAATAGGCCCCCAGAAATGGGGGCTTATTTATTGTATCTGCATAACCCTTATGCTATAATAATTTAGAATCCTAAAGGAGGATAAATTGGCTACAAAAGTATATGATGTAGAAGAAATTGAATTACAGAATGGCGCTAAAGTAAAGTTAAAGCCATTGTCAATCAAGCAACTACGCAAGTTTATGGAAGTTGTAAAAAAGACACAAGATTCTAATGATGAAAATGTCACATTAGGAATTCTAGTTGAAGCATGTGCAGTAGCACTGGAAACACAGTTACCAGACCTTGCTGCTGATAGAGAAAAATTAGAAGACGCATTGGACGTTCCAACAATCAATCGCATTCTTGAAGTTTGCGGCGGAATTAAGATGGACGACCCAAACCTGATAGCGGCAGCGGTTCTAGCTGGTCAGAACTAGATCTAGCCGCATTATTAGGTGAAGTATTTCTTCTGGGGCATTGGAAGAATTACGAAGAGTTAGAAGAAAATTTATCAATGCCTGAGCTTCTTCAAACGCTAAAAACAATGCACGAGAAGGAGCATAACCAGCGAAAATTTGCAGCATCATTAAAAGGAATACAAATTGATGATGAAGCAGAAACAAAAGAAGGTCCTACTTTTGAGGATATCCAAAGAAGGGCTCTTGGCATAACAGCTAGTGGAGACGACGTCGTTTCACTACAAGGAAGTTTTGCACAAGAAGCAGGTTTTGGAGTCGGAATGGGGTTAGGATACTCTAAGGAGTAATTAGTGGCAGACGAACAAATTGTAACGAGTATAGTCGCCAAAGCTGACTTGTCTAGCCTTGTGTCCGAAGTACACAGGGCTACGGCCAGTCTACAACAACTTCAAAGAGAACTAGTAACATCTAACAAATCAATTGCTTCCGCAACAAAAATCGCCAACAACATGTTTAGAGATACGCTTGTTGGAAGCGGAATGTACTCAAGCCACTTTGTAAATTTACAGTCTGATGTAGATAAGTTTGGCAAAAACCTGGATGCGGGTAGATTAAAATTAAGAGATTATTTTTCAACATTTAGAACACATGCAAGAACATCTAAGGGATTGATCAGAGAGCTTGCTCAAGAGCAGGTAATGTTACAAAATGCAGTAATGCAACCTCTGGGTAGAAATGCTCAAGGTTTAATGCAATACAATGTAATGATTCCAAGAGGACTAGATTCCGTAAGAAATGGAACCCAGTTGGCCAGAATGGAATTACAGATAATGAATCGTGCATTATCTGAAGGTGCCACATCTTTAATTAATTGGGGTAAAAATACTCAATGGGCTGGTCGTCAGTTAACAGTAGGTTTAACAGTACCATTAGCAATGTTTGGATCGCAAGCTGCTAGAGCTTTTAGAGAAGCAGATCAAGAACTAACAAGACTAGTTAAGGTTTATGGAGATATTGCTGGAACAGCTTCTGCAGACTTGAAAAAAATTAGACAAGATGTTGTTGATACATCTAAAGAATTGTCTAATGCAATGGGAGTTAATTTTAAAGAAACAATCGGATTAGCCGCCGATATTGCAGCAACTGGACAGCAAGGCGAACAATTGCTATCTTCATTAAAAGAAACAACAAGGCTAGCTGTTCTTGGTGAAGTAGATAGAGCAGAAGCAATGAAGGCTACACTAGCAATTCAAACAGCTTTTAAATCAAACACTCAAGAATTAACTGAATCAATTAACTTTTTAAACGCTGTAGAAAACCAGACATCAACAACACTAAACGACCTTGTTGAAGCAATTCCAAAAGCTGGTACCGTTGTAAAGCAATTAGGCGGTGACGTACAAGATTTAGCATTATATTTAACTGCCATGCGTGAAGGTGGAGTTAATGCTTCAGAGGCAGCTAACGCACTGAAGTCTGGTCTTGCCTCCATGATTAATCCAACAAAGCAAACAGTTGCAGTTATGTCAGAGTTCGGCATAGACATAATGGGATTAGTTCAGCAAAATGTTGGCAATACAACTGGAATGATAGTAGGCTTACAAAAAGCTTTAGACGGATTAGATCCATTAAGTAAAGCAAGAGCACTTGAGCAAATGTTCGGTAAATTCCAATTTGCTAGAATGGCTGCACTGTTTAATAACTTGGGCAAAGAAGGTAGCCAAACATTACAGGTAATGAATTTAATGAATGCAAGCGCATCGCAACTTGCAGAAATAGCTGGTCGAGAATTAACATTAGTAACTGAATCTGCTTCTGGTAAATATAAAAGAGCTATTGAAGGATTAAGAGCTAGCCTTGCAGATGTTGGAGAAGACTTCTTAGGTGTCGCAACAAAGTTTATAAATGCATTTACTAAAGTATTAGATTTCTTTACTAATTTACCAGAACCAATTAAAAAGGCAGTCACATACCTAGGAGGATTTACGGCAGTTATTGGTCCAATAATTATGTTAACTGGTGTGCTAGCTAACTTCTTTGGTTATGTAACTAAGGGTATAGTTTCATTAAAAGCACTCTTCCAAGGATCAAAGGGATGGAAGATGCTTACTCCAGAAATAATTGCTGCAGAAAAAGCTTCTCAAATGGTGGAAAAAGCTTTTTATTCAGATGCAAAAGCTGCAGAAGTTTTACACGGAGCTTTAACTAAACTAGTTGGAGATTATATGAACCTACAGTCAGCAATGGCTAAAGGTACAATCCCAGTAAATCCAGCAGTTACCACGGTAGCTGGCTCAACAGTAATGGCTGGAGGAAGAAGAGTTGTTGATCCAAACGATCCATATTCTGGAGATTTAAATACAAGAGCAATGTCTCATATTAATCCAAGAGACCCAAATAATCCAGCTACATTTTTAGGCGGAGTTCCAGGAGCAATTCCTGTTAATCAAAAGATTGGAAGAACTCCACAGATATACATGCATGAAAGACTTCCAGGAATTCCAGGATTAACAGAAGTAAAGGGAGTTTCTACAGGAATAGTTTCAGGAGAAGCTGCAAGATATCATGCACTACTATCTACACTTGCTATGCAAACAGAAGCAGAAGTGGCAACATTAAAAAAGACTATAGCTTTAGGCGGTACAGTAAGCAGCGAACTACTAGATACTTTTGATGATATTCTGCCAATTACGACTAGATTAGCAGATAATGCTGCGACACAATCTGCAGCAATAGTATCACAATTACGTGCTGGCAAAATGACTGTTGATCAAGCTAAAGCAGAAATCATAGCAATAAATGCACAATTAGAATCTGCAATGAGAGCTGAGCTAGGAGCATTTGCCGCAGCTCGTGGAAGAACAATTGATTTTACAAAAGCCCCATTGATGAATCAGCCAGTAGTTGATGCTAATGGACAATTCACATTAAGAGATCTATACAAAAAAGAAGGCAACAGGGCTGTCATGGAGGAGTTTGGCAGACTCCGTGGAGTAAGAACATTTGGTGCGCCATACAGCATACAGACAACAAGACTTCCTAAATTTAATGATGGTGGAATGGTGGAATCTTTTGGACCAAACAAAACAACTGTATCTGGATCAACTTCAATAAATTATGACGATAGGCTTGGAACAGTCCCATTAGGAGGTTATGTACTAAATCAAGGAGCTTCACTGGATCCACAAAATAAGGATTTGATTGCTATGGCTCCATATACATTCGAGGGTGGCGGAGAAATAACAGCAGCTCTTACTCCAGGAGAAGTTGTCTTTGGCCCAAAGATAAATAGAATTCCAGGGTTATATGATGCACTAGAAGCTGCTAATAATGGATATAATTTTGGCGGGCAAGTAATGAAAAATAAAGGTAACTATGGAGAAAAGTATAGAGAAACCCCTGCTTACTATAGAAAACAATTAGGACAGTTAGTTAAATTTATAAAAAATCCTTTCTATGAAGATTCTGTAAGAATGAGAATGGTTATGTTGGATGCTGCAGAATTAATGGAATATGCTGGAATGCCAAAAGACCAGGCTGTAAAAGTCGCATTTGATAATTTTAATGCTGCTAAAACAAAATCTGGAGGTAATCTAGATTCATTTATTAAACATAGAATTAATCAGGTAAAGGACTTAGAAAAGAAATATCCTAAATTAAGTCATCCAAATAGAGCTGCAACAAGAACTCCAAGCAGTTCAGCTTTAAATAAACATATATTTATGTTGCAGAAATTTATGGCTGATGATCCAAGATTTGCAAATGTCTCAAATGAATTGAAACAAATGAAATTATTTGATCCAAAAGTTTTAAATACAGGCGGAGTTCCATATTTAGAAATGAGAGATGATCAAGGAACAAAGGTCGGTGTAGCAAGAGGCCACTTATTGAGACATGATCAGGTAGGTCATGCCACACGTGGACACATGGGAGTCGCTGCGGTAATTGATTCAGAACTGAACTCTTTGATGAATAGACTAGATCAGATTAAACTAAGAGGAGATGTTTTACACTTAACAAAGGCAGATGCTGAGCAATCACTATCAGATATGATTAAGAAAGCTGGAATGTCTAGAATGACAACATTAGATGACATTGCTGTGGCATTGTCTGATCCAGGAAATAGATTCCCAAGTAAAAAAGAACTTGCCGACATAAAAGCTGGAAAGGCATTGCCATCTAGGGCGACACCACAACAGAAGCAGTCTTTGAAGATGTTGTTGCAGGCAATAACTGAAAGAAAGCGTTGGGTTATGGTTCCAAGAGGAAGACCTCCTATTATGACCCCAGTTCTTGCATCATTTAATTCTGGAGGTAGTATTCCTGGAGGATCAATATCAGGTGGAAGACGTAACTATGGAAACATTGTTCCTCTTTTAACTCCAGAAAAAATACTTAGAGTATTAAACACATCAAAACAACTTAGCTCAAAGAAATCTTTAGGAGAATTCTCTAACCTTCCTGTAACTCCATATAGTCATCAAATTGCACCAAGTTCTGGAAAGAGCTATCCTATTCCTGGAGTTTCTGGAGTTTATAGAAACGAAAATGGAGAATTAGTTTTCTTAAAAGGTGTTCCAAATGCAATAACTGCTAAATCTGAAATGTATGGAACAAGAATGTCAAGAGAAGTTTTTGGATTAGACTCTCCAGTTCAAACTGTAAGAGCTGTAAAAAATCCTTATGACCCAAGCGGAAAGAGTAAGTTGCTGGGATTGGAGTCACCATTTGATCCAAAATTTGCAGCAGGTGGAACTAAGTTTACAGAAGATCAAATGATTAGACAAACAATAGCATCCCTCTTGCTTGGAAATAAAGATTTGTCAAAGTCTAATGTTTTTGGAAATGTATTAGCTGACGTTGGTCCTGCAGGGGTTTTCCCAAGAGCCTCCATGAATACAGAATACGCAGCATCAATGAATTCAATGGAAAAGCAGGCAATGATAAACCTACTTGCTGTTCGTGGTGGCGCTAGAAAAGACTTTGCATATAATACAGCTCCAGTTGCAGCAGGAATGTCTCCAAGACAATATGGGGCCAAGATGAAGGCTGCAATGAAAGCAATGCATCCGAAACTTAGAGCATTTATAAATTCTTTACCAGAGTCAGACAGAGCTCCATATATTTCAATGCTTTCAAGACTTGAAGATGGAATGAATGTTAATTGGAGTAAGTATCAACCAATTCATGCAAACCCAGCATTTAATCGTGGAGGATTAATTGGAGGAGGCAGAATTGTTTCTGGAAGAAGCAATTACGGTAGACCAGGAAATCCTGCAGCAAGAGCAAAATGGGAAGCCGAGCAACGTCAAAAACGAATTAGAGAAATGGAAGCTGAAAGATCTCGTGCTGCATCTCATCAAATTTATGGTCAACAAGCATTAACTACAGGACTTGGTAGAGAAGCAGTTAGACAAGGAACTACAAGCTTTTACAATCCAGGAGCATATCTTAGAAGCTCATTAATAGACCCATTCACAAGTAGACTCGCTCAGCAAGCACAATACATGCAGGCTGTAATTAAAAATGCTGGCGTAGCCCTTAAACAAGGAATGAATGCTTTAGCAATTCAAAGTCTTGCTTCTGCCAAATATGCAGTGGCGTCATTTAAATCTGCAGGAGTGTCACTCGCTAACGGAATGAAATCTTATGTAACAGATTCAGCAGCTATTATAAAAAGAGGAATTGATAAAACTACACAAATACTAAGAAGGGGAGCTACTCATGATTTTGCAAAGATGGGTTATTATAATGCTACCCCATCAATGCTTCCACCTCATTTACAACATTTAGCTGGAGCTAAAAATGCTTTACAGAGATATATAGGCCCAGTAGGTTTAACTGCTTGGACACCACAGGTTGGCGCTGAAGGTGCCATGCGTATGCATGACGGAAAGGAAGTTCTTTCTAGAAAAGCTGGACCTTTAGGATTTAGAAGAGAGCAGATTGCATTAAGAGATGCTGCGACTGGACAAGTAACGCAGATGTCCGCTTCTGCAGCAAGAGCTGCTGGATTAAGTGCGCCAACTGCAATGCAAAGATTCCAGGGAGCAATGTCTCGTGGTGGATCAAGCATGGGAATGAATATGGGCGCAAGCATGGCTGGAATGGCAGCAGGCTCTGCATTAATGGCAAAAGGACAAACTGGATTAGGTATGGCAGTCATGATGGGCGGATCTATGTTGCCAATGATGTTGCCTGGAATTGGTAAAGGAATTGCTGGAGTAGGAAAAGGCCTTACTGCGATGAAGGGGGCATTCTCATCAGCTGGAGCTTCTGCAAGCACGTTTGCAAAAGTTATGAATGTACTCCGTGTAGTTTTATCTAAAGCTCTATTTGTTGGTCCGCTGGCTGGAATAGCAGCATTGACTGTAGGCATAGGCGTACTTATAAAGAAAACACGTGAATGGAATAGAGACGCACAGTTAAGATTTGGAATGAATGCCAAGGCGGCGGAGCAAGCAGGAATTCAATATACAAGTCTTGCAGATAAGATGAAGCTTATTGCACAAAGACAAACTCAATTACAAAATGCTGGCAAATCTGGAATGGGTGGAATTTCTGGATTAAATATGTCAATGGAAGAATTAAAGCAGGCTAAAGAATTTGCTAAAGAAAATATGGGAGAATTCGTAGCATCATTTGATAGAGCAGATGCAAGTAATATTGCAGAGCTTGCTACAAATATAAAAGCTCAATTTATTGCTGCTGGAATGAGCGTAGAAGAAGCTAATAAGAAAATAATGGGAATGATAGCAGCATCAAAGAATTCTAAATTGGCTATAAATGTTATGACTAATTCAGCATTTGCAGGCGTAAAAGATTCATCAACTGCTGCAGAGTATTCTGTAAAACATTTATCTCAAACAATTAAGGCTGGAGATAAGGAAGTAGATCAGTATAAGACTAAAGTTATAGAAGGAATGAGTTCTGTAATTGATTTAACTGATAAGTCAATAGTTTCAATATCTGGCCAAAAGAATGCTCTTGGAGAAGTTAAGGGAGAATATGCAGCCTTAGTTGAAGTTACAAATAAGATGAAGTCTCAGGGATTTGATCAAGTTGTAGGAATAGAAGCATTCCAAAAACTTCCATCAGAGTTACAGGCAATTGCTAAAGAAAGCGATACTATTGCAGGAATATACGCAAAGTGGAGACTTTATGTTAAAGGTGTACAAGTAGACCTCAAGGGATTAAGTTCTGAAACAGCAGCCCAGCTTGATAGATATTTAACAGCATTTACTGCAGCTCAAGATAAACTAATTGATGCTGGAAAGAAAGCATTCAGTAGTGGTCTTGGACTTTCTGGAATGGATGGAACCTTTAAACAAATTGGTTTCACCATGGCAAATTTACAATCTATAATCGACAAGACTGGAAGAGAGGCCGCTTTAGCTCAACAAAAAGCTTCACGTGCAGCGGAAGATCAAAATGAGAAACTTCAGAAGCAAATAGATTTAATTAGAGAAGCTGCTAATGAGAAATTAAAAGCTTTGGATGCCACCGAAAAAAGAGAATCGTATGAACTACAAATACAAAAAGCAAGACTAGATTACCAAGCAGCTATTGCAAAGGGTGACTTCCAAACTGCTGAAAGAGCACGTTTAGATTTAATTCAATTACAAAAGACATACCAGGCAGAGCAAGCCAGATTAGCTATTCAAGAAGACGCTGCAAGAAAAGAAAAAGCTTTACAAGATCAACAAAAGAAAAATGCAGAAGAAGAAAAGAAGAGACAAAGAGAGTTTCAAGATGCTCAAGCTGAAGCTGCCAGAGCTCAAGAAGCTATGGCTAAAATACAAAATTACACACAGCAGTATAAAGATTTACTTTTACAAAAACAAACAAATGAATTTATACAAGATCCTAAACTAAGAGTAGATGCACAAAGACAAACAGACAATCAATTAAAGTCTTTAGTGAAAGAGATACAGGCAGCTGGCCTTGTAACAAAAGGAAATAAGGGATTTGATATTGCTGGAGATATCAAGAAAGCCTTTGGAAAATTCTTTGATAGTTCTGGAAAAGCTTTAAATTTTGATTCAGTATCTCAAGCTCCAACATATGATCCCAAGACAGGATTACAGTTAAATAGTGTATTTACTAAAGGAAAAATGGGGGATGTCCTTAATAGAGATTTAGAGTTAGTGAGATCTCAAGCTATGCTAATTACTGGCGGAATGACTATTAAGCAATTAGCAGAATCCATAAGCAGAGATATGGGCAATCAATTTACCCCAACAGGATCTGCTGGAGTAACCGTAAACCCAGGAACAAAACCTAAAGATGTCTCTAAATCTAAGGATCTTTATACTGCTGCTAGAGATGCTGAGGCAGGAGCAAAGCAACCAGAAAGAGTTGAGATAGACGGAATAGTTTATAACGTATTTACCTATAAGGGTAAAAGATATGCTTCTCCAGTAGGAAGTACTGGTGAAGTTTATGACTATAGCGATGTATTAAAAACTAAAGGAAATAGGGTAAAGAATTTTGTTACAGGTGGAGCAGTTACTGGGCCTGGAACTGGAACATCAGATTCTATTCCAGCAATGCTTTCTAATGGAGAGTATGTAATAAATGCTGCCTCTGCTGCCAATATAGGATATGAAAATTTAGACCGCTTGAACAGAATGAAAGATGGTGGCCCTGTAGGTAGATTTGGAGCTGGCGGAGATCCAGATCTTAAAAACATATTTGGAATGAATTTAGAAATGGGAACTAAGTCTGCAATGCTCAGAGTTGCGGAAAAGGCGATTGGTTATATAGAAAAGGCAACCAACAATCCAGTGGCTAAAGCTCTTACAGGAGCAATATCTAGAGTACTCCCATCCTTTGATTTATGGTGCGGTAGATTTATTAATTGGGTATCAAGTTTAGCTGGAGTTAAAATTCCAAATGTTGTTGGAACTGCAGCTGGATACTCATCATTTAGGTCCAAGAAGAGGCTATATCAAAACCCAGAACCAGGAGATTTAGTCTTCTTTGACTTTGGAAGAAATAAAAATATAACAGACCATGTTGGTTTAGTTTCTAGAATAGTTAGCAAGAATGTTATAAGAACAATTGAAGGAAATACTTCAGGGTCAAATCAAACAAATGGTGGAATGGTTGCAGTAAAGAATAGAAAGTTTGGTCCATATAATCCTAGAGCTGGTATATATACAAGAGGCTTCGGAAGACCAGATTATAGAGATGCAACAAAAACAACAGACCTTGTAGGCGGAGACCTTGCACCACATAATTTAGGAAATGCAAAAGATTACTCTGTTAACAGAGGAGATACATTATTTGGAATAGCAAGAAGATTTGGAGTTTCCTTAAATAGTATTATAAAGGCAAATCCACAGCTTACTGAAAATTCTAAATACATGGGCGGATTTAGATTGTTTAAGGGCACAGATATAAGAATACCTAGATTTGCAACTGGAGGAACTGTTGGAAACCCTCCAAGAAGAATGTACTCTACAGCTGGTCCAGTAATGGGTAATGTTACAATAGGTGATATAGTTATTAATGCAGCTCCAGGAATGGATGAAAGAGCATTAGCTAGAGCAGCAGCACAAGAAGTGTTTGCAGTTATGTCAAATAGAAACTTGCAAATGGGCGGACAAGTAAAGGTGATTAGATGAGTTTTGAAAATTTACCCAAAGGCTCAGTCCTATACATAGAAGCAAAAGATCTACTGTTTATGACTCCAGGCTCAACTGCTTTTAGATATCCTGGAGAAACTACAGATAGAACAGCTGGAGGCCAAACTTATCCGCTTTCGGTAGCTACTACAAATAACTTAATTGAATCTAACAAAGACTCCTTAGCTTTTAGAAGAGTAACAGAACATAATAGATCAGATTTATCTATCAACACAAATAGAATTAAACAGTCTACAAGAATGGCTAATGGAACATTAAGAGAGTTTATTATTGCAGACAAGAAAACGTTTTCTACTTCATGGTCAATGTTGCCTTCGTTTAGAAATGAAACAGTAGACGGAGCTTGGGGAGCGGAAGATCTAAAAGCATTCTATGAAAGTTTAGCAGGAAGAACATCATTTAGAATTAAAATAAATACATCGGAATCAGCTTCTGCAGCAAACTCTTCTACTTCAAATATATACACAGTAGTATTTAGTGGCTTTGATTGCACTCTAGTTAAAAGAGGTCTTCAGCCATATTGGAGCGTTAATATTTCATTGGAGCAGGTATGATAACCGCCTCAAGTACAATTCAGAATTTATTTAAAAAGAATAATTCAATTCAAGTTTCAACGGGCGGAACCATTGAATATAATTTAAATTTAATGATAGATAAAATTGTAGCCAAATCTAATGGAACAGATCATGCGCTATCTAATGCATTTAAAAATTTATTTCCAATAGATACAATATACTCAGCTAACAGGCCATTAAGACCAGGAATTAAATATTATATTTATACTTCTCAATTGTCTCCTTACGGAGATCAAACTGATACTCCAAAGAATTCTTTTGAAAGCCCAAGATCTATCGGGATGCCAACCAAGCCAAGATTATATTATCCAGGACCAGACTCATCTTATAAATATTGGGTGGGGCCAAAGAATGCTCCCATAAATATAGACATAGAATATTTTGATAATCAAGAAACTCCTGCTGTAAAACTATTTCCCTGTAACAAAATTATTGCAAGATTTGAAACGGGTCATGATACGCCAACTAGTTGGACAATTACTGCAACTAAATCTGATAACACCACAATATCTGTTACTGGAAGCTCGTCTGATCTGCAAAACGGACAAGCTGCAATATATTATAATGGAACCACTTGGTCAAAAACTCCACCAACTTCTTACACAAGTACTCAATCATTTAAAAAAATAAACCTTACTGCTAGTAATTCTAACACTGGTAAATTTATAGGAGTTATCGAGTTTAGTCCTAGATGGGTAATAGATATAAGTTCAGACATTCAAAATTTTGATATTGAAAAACAGACAACTATAGATGATGATTCTATTTTGCCAGTCGGAAGCTTAACATCAAATTTATTAAGCATTAATATAACAAAATTTAATGAGGCGGATAACACAATAACAGAATATAATAGAAACCAGTCCTTTGACTCATCTAAGATATACCTTGACAAAAATGCAATTGTTGAGCCATATATTGTTGTTAACGATGGAACCAATGATGTTAAAATCCCACAGGGTAAATATTATATGGTAGATTGGTCGTTGTCTGAATTTGGATCGGCTTCAATAAGATGCCTTGATTCAAGTAAAATATTACAAGACACTATTGCCCCACTATTATTAGTTGAAGATACTCCAGTAACTGCAATCATAAGAAGAGTATTAGAGTCAATTGGATTTACAAACTATAATATTAATATTATTGAAAATGACACATCAGTTCCTACGATTAGATATTTTTGGACAAAAGATGGGGAAACTGTGTGGGAATCATTACAGGCATTATGTAGAGACGCACAGATAAATATGTTTGTAGACAATAATGATACTTTACAAATTTATACAAGAGATTCAATATACAGTCCAACCAGAGTTCAAGATTGGATTTTTACCAATGAAGACATATCGTCTGGGGGATCAGTTTCCTACATACCAAATATTATTAGGTTAAATAAAAAAGAAAAGGTTGCTGGAAATTCCGTAAAGGTTTTGTGGTCAGCCCCTGGAACCAGTGGATATGTTGCCAATAATGCTGCACCTGTCTGGATATCATCAGACGATGCACTAGCAGCTGGAACATTGTCTCAAAATTTAACGGCATCTGAAGCTGACTTTATTTCTCTTAATCTACAAAGCGTTGATCAGCTAATAGATGAGTATTTAATTGTTCCAGACTTTTCAGGATATCTTTTAATAAATACTGAAATTATAGAATACGAAGGCATTGAATTTTCTTATTATAAACAATCTGATTCTACAAGAGCAACAGTAGTAGTTAAAGATTCTTCAGATTTTTGGAAACACTATTCTCTAGCTGTGACAGATGCACAAAATATAAATACCTTTAAGCCAACAGGAAGGTATAAAATTAAAAAGAGAGGTGCTTTAGGAACAAGCGCCAAGTCACATGAAGTAATTTCTAGTTATGGTGTTCCTACATATGGACCAGTAGACTTAACTGTAGCCAATGAACCGCCCTTTAAAGGAAGCTTAACCAGCCTATATAATTCTGCCAAGAACTCGTGGGAAGCAAAGGCTCCAAAGATAGGTAAGGCTTTCTTGCCAATTACAAATTTTGATAAAAGCAAAACTCATTATACTTCTGGAGTAATACCTTTTAATGGAATGAATATTACAAATAAGCCAGGTTGTTTTTCTATGGGAACCAGAATGTTTTTTGACAATGAGTTTGATACTGGACTTCAAGATTCATATTCAACTGATCAAGTAGGAGGTATTACTGTTTTTGCTGGAGATACTGGCAAGAAAGGGTACCACATTATTATTTCCACTACAGCTGGAGCTAAATCTGCAAAAGACATTAAAATTTTAAAAACTAATGTTAGTGGAGTTACTAGAGAGTTAAAAACATCTCAAACTTCTGCAGCCAGTGAATTCGCTGGAGTCTATGCAGCTCAGTCTTATAATCTAGATGTATTAATAAAGTCCACATATAATAGTTCTAATGTATTAATAAAAAACACACTAACTATTTTTATTAATGGATTTAGAATAGATTGTGAAGATGATGATGCGGCAAAGTATGGCCAGCCTCTGGCTCCTTCAAATAAGGTCGGACTTTTATGTGGTCAAGGAATAGTTTATTATGATTATGTATATGGCATGGACATAAAAGAAAAAGATGCTACTTCAACAATGGATTATGCTACTTTAAATTCAAAAGGATCTTATCAGTATAACGGAGTATTTTCAGACGACACAATATCCCTATTGTTTGGCGATTTGATATATAGTTCAGGAGAAACAAGAGAATCCAGAAACGGAACCCTTGTAGAATTTGGATCAGTTGTAAGACAAATTAAAAAAATAAAAGTCAGATACGACAGTGCAAATCCAGCAATCCCATTATACTTATCAAGAGGACAAAATAAAAATGTAACAATAATGGCAGATAAACTTCAGCCGTTTACTGCAGAAATGTTAGTTATGAATAATACTTCTGGAACTGTAAACCTGCATGATGGAGAATATAATACATTTCAAGTTATTGGAACACCAATTATGGATGGCGGAGTCGTTGAATATTCAACAGACAGCCCAGATAGCAGAGCTAAAAAATATCCAGTACAGTTTGACTCAAACTGGATACAATCTCAAACTGATGCGAAAAGACTAGCTGACTGGATTGTTTCAACACAATTAAATAAAGGAAGAAGTGTTGAGATGGAAGTATTTGGAAATCCACTTATTGAGCCAGGAGATATAATTGGAGTACACTACCCACTTCAAGATTTATCTTATACAGATAAAAAATATATTGTTACTGGAGTAAGATTAGGATTTTTAGAGGGGGTTACTACGAGTATTAGCTGTAGAGCTATTTAACACTCAAATGGTATAATAAATAAATGGCAGAAAAAAATAGTGTTCCTGGAATATCAACGCCTATCATAGGTGATGATATTGATAAATACTATTTAAATAAAGTATGGTTGGCAGATGTTAAGGATGTAACAAGGGCTGGAATCGTTACCCCATTTGGATCTACTGGAGGGGGTAATCCACCTCCACCACCTCCACCACCTCCGCCTCCAAAAGACAGACCTCAACTAGACGACATTCAAAAGCCAATTAGTCAAGAAATTTATTATGAAAACAATGTTGCAAAAGTAAAGGTCTCTATGAGAATTTATATATCAACAGAAGAACCTGTTAAAAAGTTTCAGGTAAAAAGCACTAAGCCAGTTTCACAGGGGGGAACAGCATGATAACTAGATTTGGAAAAAGGTTTTTAATTGATTATATTGCTGGCAATAGATCCTTCTTTGATAAGGTGTTGTCTGTAGGGATAGCTACAAATTCTGAGTATTCATTAAACGATACAAATTCAAGATTAGGATTTGAATTCTACAGTGTTCCAGTATTGTTTGGTGGAATAGATGTTGATACATCTACAACCCCATACACATATACAGCAATCTATAGTAGCAAGTTGCCACCAAATTTGGCGGGTAAGATTAATGAGATAGCATTATATCCTGGTAGAAGAATATCTAATAACTCATATGATAATAGATTTATAACGACATTTGAATCCCCATTTGAATGGAGCCCATCTCCTACATTAAATGAAAATGATTATAGGGTAGGAAATAGCTCTTTAGATTTAGATTCAAACGGTACATCTCAACAAGAATATGTTGCTATAATTCCAAGCTTTGATATTTCTGGATACAGCAATTTTGACACAATATCATTTTCATATAAGGCAAATGACGCAAATCTTTCTGCAGTTAAAGTAAGAATGTATAGCTCTGAATCTGATTACTTTGAATTTAATTTCACAGGACATTCTGTTGGATGGAACATAAAAGATGTTGCATTTGCAAATATGACAGCCGTTGGCAATCCACAAAGATCATCTATTAGTAAATTAGGAATTGTAATAGTTCCTACTAGCTCAGCAACATCTATCACAGTAGACGGACTTAGGGTTAATGACGAAGACACTTTTGATCCAGCGTATGGAATGATTGCAAGGTCTAACATAGCTGAAGTAGAAAAGATTGCAGGAAGAGAATTAATTATAGAATATAAATTGGATCTAGACTTTGGTGTATAGCAATGGCTAATTTTTTTGACCTAGATCCCACTCAAACTAAATCTTCTGATGGTAAGTATATTGATTTAGTTTTTACTGGGTTTGTGCCAGATACGGATTATGGTTTAACTTTTGCCTGGGTTTATGAAGATGCAGAGTTAGGTGTTAGCGGAGAGTCTAGCATATATGATTTTAAAACAATTCCAGAGCCAGATCTTCCTCCACCATACTTTATAGAAAACAATTTAGATGCAATTGCTGATAAACTTTATGTAACATGGAATGGTAAAGACGCTACAAACTCTGACTATCCAGAAGGTGTGTTAAAACAAGTTAACATATGGATTAAGGGAGGAGACTTCGGAGAAGAATACGTACAGTTTGGAACTTCTTTTTCGGCAGCTGGAACAATACAGATATCAGCTACAAAGGTAACTACATACTGCGTAAAGCTACAAGCTGAAGCAAACACTCCAGGAAAACTATCTCCATTTTCTAATGAATTCTGCATAACATTATTAGAGCAACCAAGCCCTGTCTATGAAGTTAGACATGAATGGGTTAAAAGAGATTTAGTATTATTTTGGAAATTTGATGTAAACTTACCTAAGAATGATTTAGCAGATTCGTTTGCAATTTCAATAATGGCTAACAATGAAGATCTTACTAAATATGTAGATGTTGATAAAACTAAAATTCCACCATTAGAACATAAAGTCGTATTTCCTGAAGGAGATCTAGCAGCAATCTTTGGGCAAGTAACTGCATTCCAAACAGACTACGATGCATTTATTTATGTAAGAGATAAAAATTTACAAACAAGCACAGTTGTTGGATACGATGTACCTGCTTATGTAGACCCACTAACGCCACCAGTTATTTCAGCAACAAAAGGCCCTATGTCTTATAATGTTTCATTCACAAATAATTCTGAGTTTGATAGAATATATATAGAGGATAGCACAAACAGTGGGGTTACTTGGGTAGATCAAGGATCATCTACTTCAAATCCAGTTTATGTCCCAACCACAAACTCTCTTACTCGTCAAGTGAGGGCAAGATTTTCTAGAGTACGTGGAGGACTTACTGGATATAGCAATACAGTTACAGTAACTCCAGATAAAATAGATCCAACAGATGAAACTCCTCCAGCAAATCCAACAAATGTTTCAGCAACAGCATCAGTTGATGAAAATGATAAAACTGGATTTAGCCTTCAGGCAACTATATCTTTCACCAAATCAAGTGATCCTGATTGTAGGGGCTATAGAGTAAGGTGGACTACTCAAACTTTAAATCCTATCTATGAATACGGGTACGTTGACCATCCAGCAACTGGCAACACGGTTTCATTTACTGTTTCAGGATTAATTCCAAACACTACATATTACTACCAGGTTGCTTCAGTTGATCAATTCAATAATACACAATCTTACACAACAGCAGGAACTTTTACAGCACAAGATTCTGTTGCCACAGCTGAAGGATCGTTAGCAAGACTTAAGTCCTATATATCTATTGGCGGTGCTACTGGAGATCAGTTTAAATTTGGTACTGGAATATTAGACTCAATAAATACAAGTATTACAACAACGCCTTCTTTAACTGCTGCACCATTAACTGGATACCACGGTATACTTTTAAATAAAACTGGGAACAAGAATAACTTTTGGCTTACAACAGGACAACTAAGGGTCGGAACAGACACCCAATACATGTATTTCAATGGAACAGATTTATATTTAACTGGTGACATTAATGCTAGGTCTGGAAAAATAAGTGGAAACTTAACAATAAATAATGGTGGATCTTTTATTGCTAGAACTGCTGACAATGTTTTAAATAAAGTTACATTAAATCACCTAGGATTATTTGCTTACGATGCAAATGGGGCAGAAACAACACAAATAATTTCAAATGCCGAAGCCAATGCCCCTACTTTTACAACAGATAGAGCTAAAATAGGAAATTGGACCGTAGCTCCAAATACAATCTCTTCAAGTAATATAACTTTAACGTCTGGATCAAATGCCTCTGCCACTTCTATTATTGCCACCAATTCTGGATCATATGTTGGAATAAAACCAAGAGCTACAGCAGGGTCAGATATTGTTTTATGGGCAGGAACTGTAGAACCACAAGATTTAGTTGCAAACAATGCTGCAAGTGGGCAGGCTGGTTTTCAAGTAAATGCAGATGGACAATTGTATGCTACAGGCGCAATAATATCTGGAAAGATTACAGTAGAGTCTGGATCTTCTCTTGGTAATTTGTTAAACGATACCTCTAAAATTTATGCTCAAAATGACGAACCAACTGGCGGTACATATAAAACTGGAGATGCTTGGGTTGATACAAATGATAGTAATAAGCTTTATATATACGATTCTACAAAGGTTGCGCCTGCAAGTAAATGGGTGTTAGCCCAAGATTCTGCTAGTGCAAAATTAGTGGCAGATTCAAAAAAAATAATAATAAGGGCAACACAGCTTACAAGTCCATTAAGACCAAATTATACGCCACCAGCTGGCGTATCTTTTACTGCTGGGGACGCTTGGTATAATACAAGCAACAAAAATAAATTATATATATATGACGGAGCATCTTGGAATTTAACTGAAGATCCTGATATAGCCGATGGTGTTGCCGCCAAACTTAGTCTTCAGCAAAGATTGGGATCTGGAGTTGAGTTAGACTTACTTAAAAGTTTAATTGTTAATACAGATGGAGCTCATATATATTCTTCATTTGTAGATAATAATAATCAGACTAAGTCAAAGAGCTCTTATGATAATAATGCAGATCCTGGATTTTTTATAGGTTGGCACAAACCAGTTGGACAAAATAAAATATGGCCAGCAATGAATATAGGAACTGACACCAGCTATATGAAGTTTAGTTCTTACAACGGAGTTTTGGAAATAAAAGGAAATATTGTTAATGGGGGAGATTATTGGAATGCTGATGGTTCATTTAGATTAGGCGGAACTGCTGGAATAACAAAAGCAGCCAACTCTAATACAATTACTTTAGGCTCTGATACTGTCATACAAGGAAGCATAACAGCAAATTCATTAAATACAACATTTACCGATATAGATACTTCTGGAAATCTAACCATTATTAATGGCACAAAGACAACTACAATTTCAAATAATGCCTCTATCTCTATGACAGATACTTCAACTGGATGGGATGCTGGAGGAGCTATTACTATAAATGCAATAAGGAATATAGGAGCAGGAGGATACGGGAATGAAAACGTATCAGCTACTTTTGGCGCAAATCAAATTCAGCTAACCAGAAGCGGTGGTAGTCCTAGTGCTACATATCAATCATATATTGCACATGCAGACGAATTGTCTGGTGTTTCTAGAGGAACCTTATTAATTTCAACTGGCGGATCATCTGGAATTGCTTTAAAGCCTGGAGTTTCTTCGTCTCAAGTTCAAATTTTAGGGAGACTTAATCCAGTATTTGGTATAATGCCTACATACATACAAGGTGCAACATCTTGGAATTCAACATCAATTAGAAATATTACAGTAAGTAGTTCAGCGCCATCTGGTGGTTCTGAAGGCGATATATGGATACAGATATAGGATAAGTAATGCCATCAGATATTTATGTTAAAAAAGACACTGGCTGGTCTACACCTGTAACAAAAATTTTTGCAAAAACAAATTCTGCATGGTCTTCAGCAATAAGATATGTTTATTCAAAAATAAATGCTGGATGGACTAGAGTATGGCCATTATCTGGTGTGTATCCAAATACAAATCCATTTATATCTAATAACACAACAACAACTTCGGAAATATCTTATGGAACAGTTCTTCGTGTTGGCACAACTTACAAAGGAGATAGAGGAGATTGGAATCCAAATGGATACACTATAGGTTCATATGATTATAAGTGGATAGCATTTACTAATGAAACTGGGTCTTCTACAAATTATGAGCAAACCTATGCTGCTTTAAGCGGATCAACAAATACATTTACTATAACTGGAACTACAGCAGCCAACTTTGATCGTGGCTGGATAACATTTCGTGTCAGGGCTAATGCATCAAACTCTGCTTACTCTGGAACAGCAGACTCATTAAGATATTATGTTGCCAGACAGAAACCAAGATTAGCAACTGGCGGGTCTCCTACTCTTAATAACACAAGCCCTAATGTAGGGGATACAATTAGTTATTCTTCTGGTTGGGATATAACCGATGCCTATAAACCAGAAGCATCTAGGTCAACAATTAAGTGGTATAGGAGCACTTCTACAGGATTAACTGAGTCTCAGTTAAAATCTTTAACTCCAATACAGAGTAGTACATCAACTCCAGCACCAGCAAGTCCGTATTCATATGTTACACAAGCAGCTGATTCTGGAAATTATATATATGCAATGGAAGAAGTATTTAATTCTGGAACTGATTTAGAATCATTAGTTAATGGAGTTACTGCAATTGTTAGAACAACAAACGCTGTTGCAACAGCACCTAATGCTTTTACTTATACCATTAGCAATATCAGTTCTGTTACAACTCCAAGCACACCAACACAAACTAGGGTGTCTGCAACTTCCAATAATATTTTATTTGAATGGGCTTCAGCAATACCAGATGACACATTGGGATATACATTTAATGTTTCTGGCGCAGTTAATGCCACAGGAAATCAAACTGTCGATATTATAAATTTATTTACAAATAGCGCAGACTATGAATCAACACTAGCTAGCACTGCAAATAATTCTGCAGTTAGTGCTTACGTTGTTGCAAGAGGAAAGACTAGAAGCTATCAGGCAAATGTCAGCACAACAACTGGAGCACAAAGCTGGAACATTACTGGATCTTATACAATAGGAGCGTTACAGGATGTGTTTGAGGTAAATACAAATTCAATGCCAGTAAAAATATTAGATGTTACTGGAGCTACTAATCCTACAGTTACTATAAATAGCGTAACAGCATATTCTGGACTTAATCAAACTGGATCTACTAGAGCTGGCACTGCTGGTAGTCCAGTAACATCTTCTGGAGTTGCAAGACCTACAGCGACTTCTGGCACATCTACATCAAATTATACATTTTATGTTAACAACCAGGCAACTGGATCACAAAGAAGAATTAATTTACCAATAGGTACTTCATTTACAAGTGGAACAACTATATACGTTTCTACAAATGGATTCATTGGTATAGGGTCAAGCTCAGACCCATCTGGAGCTTATTCATTCCCATCTACTGGTCTATACATAGCTCCATTACTACAAGATCTTAGACAAACAGCATTATGGACTTTTTCTGATTCAAGTAATTTTTATGTGCGGTGGCAGGGTGCAAGATATAATGATGCCAATCAAACTGTAGATTATCAAGCCAAATTTTATTGGGATTCAAGAGGAATAGATATAAATTTTGTTGCAAATAATTTATCAAACAATAATCAACCATCTACTACTGCAGTATATAATAATGGAGTAGAAATTTTAAATTGGTCTGGGTCTACAGCACAAACTTCAACATTAATAAATACTTCTACTATGACAAGAAATACTACGCAGGATACAGTTGATGATTCTAGAACATTAATAGTTGCAAGTCAGCAATTACCTAAACCAGTAAATACAGTACTCCCAGCTATTACTCCAACTACTGGAGTACAAGGTGTTACACTGTATACTGTAAGTAATGGGTCTTGGACAAATTCTCCAAGCTCATATACTTATCAATGGAGATATTTTGACCAAGGTTCTATTTATCCAGCAGCTCCTAATAGCATAACTACTCCATTTACAAGTACAGCTCAAACATATACGCCTCCGTCAAACTATACATCGATATATGGAAGTTCATTATATTGTGATGTGGTAGCTAGCAATGGTATAAGTTCAGACCCATCAAGATCTGTTGCTGTAACAGTTACCGTTCCTGCACCGTTTTTCCCACCATTCTTCCCGCCATTCTTCCCATTCTTCCCACCTTTCTTCCCACCGTTCTTCCCACCATTCTTCCCGTTCTTCCCACCTTTCTTCCCACCGTTTTTCCCACCATTCTTCCCGCCATTCTTCCCATTCTTCCCACCTTTCTTCCCACCGTTCTTCCCACCGTTCTTCTCTTCGTTTGTCACTCCTTCTGCTCCAGCTCCAGCTTTACAGTTCCAAAGAAACACTACAAGCCAATTCCTAAGATGGTATTGTGATTATCCGTCAGTTAGCGGAAGCGTAGATTCAATTACTGGTATGGAATTTGAAATAAGAACAACAGCAGGTGGAGGAACTTTGCTAGCAAGCGGAACAAGGCCTTATCCTGGAGACTTTACATATCCATATAATGTTGGTGGAGTAAATTGGGCCTTTAAAGCTGGCGTTGACGGGCAGGTTTCTGATATTACATATAGCAGCTCTGCAAGATATGGAAGAGCTAGAGTGGTAATGCTGGGAACAAATGGTACTACTTACAGGGGGACATGGTCATCATGGATATAGAAAAAGAATATAAGAAGTATATAATTGATAGCAGAATAAAAGACTTACAGGGAAGGATTAATTCAGTAGGAACAGAAGAGGATACTGGAGAAAGTATTGAATTTCTTAATTCTGAGCTGGAGTCTTGGACAATAGCACGTGAAATGCTATAATATAGAAGGAGGGGAAAATGAGTATATTAACAAAACAAGAAATGATTGGAATAATTGAATCTCGCCTTAAAGGATTAGAATATTCAAAGTATTCACTTGAGGTAGATCAGCTTGTAGAAAATGCAAAGGACACACCAGGTCCTGAAGTTTTAACAAAGATTAGTGAGTCTTTAGAAGAAATAGCTAATCAGTTGTCAGTTCTAAATGCAGAAATGGCAAGAGTCGATTCGTTAACAGAATAGGAAAGCATGCCAAATTTAGAATTAGTTGTTGCTGCTCTGCAAGAAAGAGTAGGCCAGCTTGTGGCAAATTATGAAACTCAGGTAGCCTTGCTTAGAGCAGAATTAACTGAATTGTCACAGAAAGAAAAGGCTAAAGAAGAATATAATAAATCTTTAGATGAAAAACTAGGAGAATAAAGTGTCAGACGTTTTTGCCGATGGAGAACCAGTAGATCCACAAAAGTTAAGAGCTTTACAGCAGCAGGTAAATGAAATACGTGCTACCGCTGGAAATGCATACAACTTAATTAGCACAACAATTAATGGTTCCACAAAAAACTTTACTTTTCATCACAGATCAGGTTTTGTAGAATTTAAAAATCTTACAAGCGGCAAAGCAGACGGATACGAAATATCCTGTGGTTTTACTTGGGACTCTTCAAAATACGAAGACCCAGTTACTGTATGCACTCCAAAACTAAATAATCCTGGGGCAAATGATATTAGAGTTTCAGTACAAGGAGAGTTTGAACCAAAAATTCAAGTTTGGTATAAGGACGGTAACACAAAGGCCCCAGCACCCTTCCCATTGCTTAGAGTAAATTGGATTAGTTCTGCTAAATATAAAGTAGAAGAATAGGTATTGACAGTTTAGAAATTAATGTTACAATTCTCTTTACGCTAATATAAAGTATTTGCGTTCATACCTAGGTGTTTAATGACAAATGATTTAAGATGGATGCTTTCATCCGACCAACAATTTCCGTATCAAGATGACAAAGCCATAGAGCTTTGGTTTAAGGTCATGGAGTGGTTCAAGCCAGACGTGGTTGATATTCTTGGAGATACTGATGACCAGGCTTGCTACAGTAAATATACTGAAGGTAGATCTGCAGAGTTTCTTAAAATGTATAAAGATCAAAATGGAGCAGCAATTGTTCCGCTAATGCAGCATGAGGCAAAAGGTGCACGAGAATTTTATGCAAGGAACAGAGAAATTGCTGGCCCAAATGCAGAATTATTTACAGCATTAGGAAATCATGACATACGTGTATTTAATTATATAGATGCAAAGCTTCCAGATTTTATTAATATAGTTACACCAGAGGCTTTATGGAATCTTGATTCATTAGGTTATGGATATATTTATTATAATGAACTTCCTAAAAAGAGATACGGGGACATACATGTTCATCACGGTATATCTATTGCAGATGCTGGAGCAGTAAGATCAGACATGAATTCATTACAGGTTTCATTGATTCGTGGACATTCCCATAGACTTGCTTCACATTTTCAAACATATGAGTTGAGAAATAAAGGCAAGGGAGAAACAATTCGTGGGTTTGAAATTGGACATATGTGTGATGAAAAGAGTTCTGGAATGAAATATATGCAGCATCATGATTGGCAAAAAGGATTTGCTGTTGCACATATTGAAAATGGAAAGTATCCACATATACAGCTAGTTCAAATTTCACCAGACTACTCATGTGTAGTTGATGGAAAGGTTTTTAAATTATGATGAAATGTGGTAAGTGTAAAGGTAGAGTTTTTGTCGACAGGGTTTTTTCACAAAAACTACATGTAGAGCTGTTTTGCATAATGTGTGGGAAACGGTGGATGATTAACAAGGACACAAGTTCACTAGGACGATGGTTAGAGCAAGCAGAAAAAAACAAACTAAAAGATTTAGCTATTTCTTCTTAAATAATAAAATACACAAAGTATTAAATTATTCTAGAGCAAAAGATGAATTAATTGCTTGGTGCTATCCAGACAAAAAGCGTGTATTGTATTCTTATTCTCAAGTAGTTAAGAATATGGAGAACGCATATTCTACTAAACAGGTAGCTCAGGTTTTAAATAAGCATAAGATTACAATTGAAGATTATATACTTGACGGTAAAATAAAATATCCGCAAAAGGTATATCCAATTGGAAACCCTGAAAGTGATTGGTATAAGTTTATGTATAGTGAATCGGACATAATGGACATACACCAGTTTATTTTAGAATCAGGATATTCTAAAAATATGCCGTCAAAAAATGAATTAAGAGCACTTCTCAAACACAACACTATATTGTATACTAAGACCACTGAAGGTAACTTCGTACCAGTATGGAAGGCGGATTAATGTCTAGCAGGGTTGTAGTCTGCGAGATATGCAAGAAAGAAATAGAATTACGTTGGGGCATTTTTGGCCACGACACTTTGAGTAGACACCGAAAGGCGGAACACTAATGGCAGATAGAACTCAGGTTCGTGTAGATCTATCATTCACAAGAAATCTTGGAAACTTTGAAAGTATTAAAATTGGAATAGGCGTAGATGATTTTGTGCGAGATAATGAGACAGTTGATGCTGCAACAGACAGGGTTTATAAATTTGTTGAGAGTAAATTAATAGCAAAAACTCAGGAAGTAGAAGATGAGTTAAATGGCAGCAAATAAAGAGCCGTATATATTGCTTACTATTTACATGGCACTTTATGAGCAAAAGTATGGAAAGAAGCCTAGAATAAATAAGTATAAAGAAAAGTGGGCCATGCAGGATGTATTAGACAGCATAGGGTTTGAGCAGGCTAAGGATGTTTTAAACTATTATTTCCGTACAGGTAAAAGTGGTCATCCTTTAAATTTCTTTTATAATAATTTTGATAGACTTGAAGACATGATGATACAAATAAATAAAGACGTTGCCAACAGGGCACGGCTACTTGAACAGACAAAGAAACTGGTTGAAGAAGAGTGAATACCGAAGCTGAATTAATTTCTGCAGTATGTAAGAATAAAGACATAAGCACACTTCTTGCCGACAATGCCGATGATTTATTTACCTCTCATAAAGATATATGGGAGGGCTTAAAGAGTTATTATTATAAGTTTAGGGCTGTTCCAGAAGTAGGAATTCTACAAGATAAGTTTAAAGATTTTGAGCCAGTACAAACTAAGGCTGAGACAGGATATTATTTAGATAAACTTAAGAATGAATTTGTTTCTGCTAAGCTAAAAACAATTATGTTACAGGCAGGATCTTCATTAAAAGAAGATGCTCCGTCCAGAGTTCTTGGAGTAATGCAAAGTCAGTTAGCAACTCTTAGTAGATATACAAACAATGTAAGAGACGTAGATGTTACTGATATTGAATCTGCAGAGAGACATTATCAATCTGTAAAAGACAGATCTACGGTTATGGGTGGAAGCCCAGGAATTCTTACTGGCTTTGAGGCTATAGACAAGGCATACCCTACAGGAATGGCTCCAGGACACCTTATAGTGGCCATAGGATGGCCAGGAAGAGGAAAGACATGGTTTACCTCATACCTGGCCTGTAAAGCCTGGGAACAAGGCTTTAAGCCGATGATAGTATCTTTGGAGATGGCTCCAGAGAATATGCGTGACCGAATTTATACTATGCTTGGTTCTGGATTATTCCGTGCAAGCGATTTTTCAAAAGGAGATATTAATTTAGATGATTTCAAATCATGGGGACAAAAAAAGACGGAAGGCAAGAACAGCTTTATTCTTGTTTCTAATGAGGGCACAGCAGAAGTCACACCTGCCACAATTCAAGGAAAGATTGACCAACACAAACCAGATTTAGTTATTCTTGATTATCATCAACTATTTAATGATAATAAACGCAGCAATTCAGAAGTTGAAAGAAATAGAAATATATCACGAGACTTTAAGTTGCTAGCAGTAGCAAACAATATTCCAATTATAGATATTACTGCTGCAACTGCAGATGACATATCAGATCAGGATGAGCCTCCTATGATGAGCCAGGTAGCTTGGTCCAAGGCTATTGAGTATGATGCTGATATGGCTATTGCTATTCATAAGCATGCTAATACAGATATGATTGAGGTGGTTTCTAGAAAGAATAGACATGGACATGACTTTAGGTTCTTCCTTGATTGGGATATTAATCGTGGAATTATTAAGCCTATCTACGAAAATTTACCAGAATTAAATAATGACTCACAAACAAATAAAACGATTTCAAGTTGAGGTAGAGTTTATTGATGATTCTGATATTATTAGAATCAGAAATCAATATGAAAACCTATTAACTAGTCAGATGCGTGATGCTGGATATGTAAGGGTACTTGACATAGACCCAGCATTTTCGGTAGAATTCACGGGCGAGACATGGAAATTCTTAATGACTATCCATGGAGTTTATGTAGGAAAGAAGAAGGCATGGCAATTAGAGGGTATATCCCAAAACAAACAAATCAAGCGGAATATACGCCAGCCCATATCAAATCAGTAATTAAAAGTTTGGGTATAGATATTGCTGGAGAGACATCCAATGACTTTCTTTCTTATTGCCCATTTCATTCAAATAGGCATACTCCAAGTTTTAGTATAAGCCGTACCAAAGGTGCGTACATCTGTTTTAATCCCTCATGCGGCAAAGCTGGAACAATAATGGATCTTGTAAAAGAATCATTAGGTAAAAATGAATACCAAGCGCTGAGATATATTGAATCAAAGCAGGCGGAGTCCGTAGAAAATTTTGATGAAGAACTAAAGTCTATGTTTGAGGATAAGCCAGACTTTGTAGAATTTTCGCAACAAACATTAGATGATCTTTATAATAACTTAGGGAAAAACAAACATGCACAGGAGTATTTTGAGCACAGAGGAATTAATTTAGATTCTATGCATTATTTTAAATTAGGATACTCATCTAACCTCGGAATGGTTATTGTGCCAGTGCATAGTCCAGATGGAACTCCAGTCGGTTTAGTTGGCAGGTCTATATCAGAAAAAAAGTTTAAGAATAGTAACAACTTGCCACGAAGTAAAACCATGTTTAACATTCACAGGGCCAAGCGTATTGGCGAGAAGGTTATTATTGTTGAGTCCACATTTGATGCAATTAGAATACATCAGGCTGGGTTTCCAAATGTTGTAGCAACTTTAGGTGGACACATATCGCATGACAATATTAAGTTATTAAATAGATACTTTAATACAATTATATTAATGACAGATTCAGATCAAGCTGGTAGAGAATTAGGAGTATCAATTGCTTCAAAATTAAAAAATAAAAACATCTTGTGGGCTTCGCATTCATATGGTAAGATATATCCTAATGGCGCAAAAGACGCAGGCGATATGTCAGATGAAGATATAAAGGCATGCATAAATAACGCAGTTTCCGATTTCGAATACCGATCTTGGAACCCATGATATAATGGAAAGACAGACGGATATATACCGTCAAATATATTAAGGAGATATAAAATGGGTATAGTAAAAGGTCTAAAAGACTTAAACAAAGCACTAGACAAGCCACAACCAACAGGTGGCGAAGGAAGCAAGGCACGTTGGGTAAAGCTTGAAGACGGAGAAAGCGTTAAGATTAGATTTCTCCAGGAATTAGATCCAGACTCGCCAACATATAATGATAAATTCGGTCTGGGATTTATTGCAGTAGAACATACAAATCCAAAAGATTATCGCAGAAAACTTCTATGCACTATGCAAGACCAAGGTAAGTGCTGGGGTTGCGAGCAACACAGAAAAGATTACAAGGCAGGCTGGAAAGGCCGTTCACGCCTTTACATCAATGTATTAGTTGATGATGGGAAGACAGATCCTTATGTTGCAATTCTTTCTCAGGGGTCAAGTGGTAAAACAGTAACCCCTACACTAATTGAGTATGCTGGAGAAATGGGCTCAATTACAAATCTAATGTGGAGAATTAAGAGAACTGGTACAAAAACAGATACTAGTTACACTATAATTCCACTTGCAAAAGATGAGACTCCATTTGACGGTTCGTCCCTGGAACTGTACAAATTGGAAGAGACTGCAGTTCGTGATATGAAGTATGCAGATCAAGAAGCTTTCTTCAACGGAGAAGGCGGAACCGAGGAGCCAGAGTCTACATCTCAAGATGTAAGCTGGTAATTTAGAAAGGCGGAGAGTTAATGTCATTTGTACATCTACATGTACATTCCTATTATTCATTAATGGATGGCCTTAACTCTCCTGCCGATCTTGTTAAGGCAGCAAAGGATGCTGGTCAAAATTCAATTGCCATAACAGATCACGGAACACTAGCATCGCATAGAGAATTTCAGATAGCCTGTAAAGAACAAGGCATAAAACCTATTCTGGGTGTTGAGGCCTATATATCTCCAACCGATAGGTTTGACAGATCTTCTAAAACAGACAAATCTATTCAAGCCTACAATCATATAATCCTGCTTGCAAAAAATAAAAAAGGGCTTCAAAATATAAATGCTTTACAAGAATTGGCGTGGAACGAAGGCTTTTATCATAAGCCACGTATTGATAGAGAGATATTAAACGAATATGCGGAAGGTATTATTGTATTGTCTGGATGCCTTAATGGCTTGGTCAGCAAGGCTATTGAGAAAGAAGATTATTCAGAGGCACGACTTCTTCTTAAAAACTTTCAGAAAACTTTTCATGAAGATTTTTATGTTGAGGTACAATCTCACAATCCGCCACAAGTCAACGAAAAACTATTAGAATTAGCAGATGAATTAGGAATTAAGGCGGTGGCAACAGGAGATGCCCACTTTGCTAAAGGCGAAGATAAAGTATTAGAAGAAGCTATGCTTATATTATCCACAAACCCTAAGATGGATAAAGATGCGGACTTTGAAATGTCTCGTAATATGAAAGACATGCTAGATAGATTTAATTATCTATATCCAGATAGAAGAATATCATTTCAGGATTATAATTTATTCATACAGACATTTGATGAGATTTCAGAAGACTTTCGTAAAGCAGGAATTCAGCGCACAGATATTTATTCAAATACACTAGAAATTGCTGATAAGGTTGAGGAGTATGATTTTTATAGGGGTCTAGATTTATTGCCTGTGCCAAAAAGAAATGCAGATGAGAAGTTAAAAGAATTAGCATATGATGGGCTAAAGGCAAAAGGTTTAGACCAAGACATTAATTATATTGAGCGTGTTGAAGAAGAGTTAAAGATAATTAAAGATAAGAAGTTTGCTTCGTACTTTTTGGTTATTGCTGATATGATTAATTGGGCCAAAACAAATTCTATCATGGTAGGCCCAGGCCGTGGTTCGGCAGCAGGTTCTCTAGTTTGCTACTCATTAGGAATTACAGATGTTGACCCAATTAAATATGATTTACTCTTTTTCAGATTCATTAATCCAGAAAGAAATGACTTCCCAGATATCGATACCGACTTTGAGGATCGACGCCGCAAAGAGGTCAAGAATTACCTGAAGAACAAATTCAAACATGTTGCCTCCATTTCTACATATACATATTTTAAAGATAAGGGTGTAGTTAGAGACGCAGCACGAGTATTCATGGTTCCACTTTCCGATGTAAACCGTGCCCTCAAATCTGTAGACACATTTGAAGACTATCTTGAGTCTCCAAACACTAAAGAATTTAGAATGAAGTATCCAGAAGTTACATGGTTAGCAGAAAGACTACGTGGCAAGATTAGAAGCGTTGGCGTTCATGCTGCTGGCGTTGTTGTTGCTAAAGATGATATAAGAAACTACGCACCAATAGAATCACGTGAGGATTCACAAGATAAAGTGTCTGGAAGAATTCCAGTAGTTGCTTATGATATGGATACAGTCGCCGATATAGGTCTAATTAAATTAGATGCTCTTGGACTTAAAACCCTTTCGGTTATTTCAGATACGCTGTCTTCTATAAAAGAAAGACATGGTAAAGAAATCAACTTGTCAAGTATACCACTAGATGACCCAGCAATATATAAAAGCTTAAGCGATGGATATACTATGGGAGTCTTTCAAGCCGAAGCAACACCCTATACAAATCTTCTAATAAGAATGCAGGTCTCGACATTCGAAGATCTTGCTGCTTCAAACGCCTTGGTTAGACCAGGTGCTATGGATACAGTTGGTCTTTCTTATATTAAAAGAAAACATGGCCAGGAAGCGGTTAAGTATATTCATCCAATTATGAGGCCGTTTACAGAGAATACATATGGAGTTATTATTTATCAAGAGCAAGTCATGCAGGCTTGCGTTTATTTAGGCGGAATGACCTGGTCTGAAGCAGACAAGGTTAGAAAAGTAATTGGAAAGAAACAAGATGCAAAAGAACTCAGTCCATTCAAAGATAAGTTTATTCAAGGTGCTACGAAGCATATCAGCAGAGATGAAGCCGAACATCTCTGGAAAACCTTTGAGGCCCATGCAGGCTATTCGTTTAATAGGTCTCACGCTGTTGCTTACTCTATGCTTTCTTATTATACCGCTTGGCTTAAGCATCATTATCCTCTTGAATTTTTATTCTCGATCCTTAAAAACGAAAACGACAAGGACGCCAGAACAGAATACTTAATTGAGGCCAAAAGACTTGGGTTGGATATTAAGCTTCCTCATATCAATAAGTCAGATATTTATTTTTCACTGCAGGACAACTCAATTAGATTTGGATTGGCAGAAGTTAAGTTTATATCAGATAACATTGCCAATAAAATAATTGATCAAAGACCCTACGAAAACTATGCAGACTTTATTGCTAAAGCCTCTAAGAAGGGAAGCGGAATTAATTCTAGAGCAATATCTGCATTAAATGCAGTAGGTGGAGCCACCTTTAATGATAATCCTAGAACTGGAACAGAAGAGCAAAATTATTATGAATATTTAAATATACCACAGTTTAATGTTGGAATGAACCCAAAAATAAAAGCTCAGGCTAGACCAATAGTAGATTTTGATGACCTGGGATCTTTTCCGATGTTTGGTATGGTCAAGAGTATTAAGAGAGGTTCTGGTTGGGCACGAATAGAGTTGGTAGATGAAAGCGGATCGGTTGGTCTATTCCATAACGAACAAACACAAATAGAGACTGGCAAGATGTACTTTGTTTTAGTGGGAGATAATCGAATAGCAAGATATATAAAGGTAGATGATATTAAAGAAGAATCTAGCGATATGTTTGTACAATATCTCTATTCTAATGGTTATGATATTGACGAAGACCAGCAGTTTGTGATAAGCTTTAGCCCGTATAAAACAAAAGCGGGTAAGACAATGGCTCATATAGTTATGTCCGATAAGCACAAAAACTTAACAAGAGCAATTGCTTTCTCTAGTATTTATCCAATAGCATTGGCTAAAATGAGAGAAGGAATGATATGCAAGCCAGTTCTAAAGAAATTAGATGATGGCACTTTAATGATAAAGGAAATAAAATGACACAGACACCAGAAGAAATTTTTCAAGCAATGAATGCTTCTAGAATTTTGGTAGCAATGCTAACTAAGTTAGGTACAGTAGAAATTCCTACAGAATTATTTATGGCTGCAAATAATGAAGATAAGCAATTATCTGTCACATACAACGACGAGACCCTCTCTTTTGAATTTAAATTGCGTGAAGATGGAGAACAGAACGACTATGAACTCGTTAATGACTGATTATGGTTTAGACGCACTGTCTGCCGTTTTGCACGAAACTGCAAAAGATAAAGGGTTTTGGGATGGAGAATACTCACATGACAAGATTGGCAACAAGCTTGCGCTTGTGCATTCTGAAGTTACTGAAGTTCTAGAGGCTATCCGTAAGGATCAAGGGTCTGAAAAAATTGTAGAAGAGATAGCAGATATAATTATTAGAATATTAGATTTATATGCTGCTATGAGAAATGAAGAGCATGTAGTTCATAGTTTAGATGAATCTCTACAAAATAAAATGAATAAAAACAATTTGCGTCCAAGACTTCACGGAAATTTGTTTTAATGCTATACTTATATAAAGAAAGAGAATAATGACTATACAAATAGATGATATATTAGCAAAGCTTGACCCAAAAACTAGAAACAGAGTTCAGTCTGCAGTAGAGGTAACTGTTGATAAACAGCCTACGCCAAGCATAGGACTGAACCTTGCTCTCAGGGGTGGACTCGGTTTTGGTAGACAGGTTTTGGTTTGGGGCAATAAGTCTGCTGGTAAATCATCTTTTTGTCTACAAATGATAGCGGATGCACAGAAGGCTGGAAAGACATGTGCATGGATAGATGCAGAGCATTCCTATGATAAAACTTGGGCGGAAAAATTAGGGGTTAACTCTGAGGAATTAATATATTCATCAGCAAAAACAGTAAACGATATGGTAGACGTTGCTACACAATTAATGGAAGCAGAAGTTGATATTATTGTTGTAGATTCCATATCTGCATTATTGCCAGCTATATATTTTGAAAAAGATAGTTCTGAGCTAAAGAAGCTAGAGGACACCAAGCAAATTGGAGCAGAAGCAAAGGATATGACCCATGCGGTCAAAATGTTAAATTATGCAAACAAAAACACGTTACTTGTTCTTATCTCACAACAAAGAAATCAGTTTGGATCTATGCATGCCAGCCACATCCCAACTGGAGGCATGGCAGTCAAGTTCTTTTCCTCTACTGTTATTAAACTATGGTCTTCAGAAGCCGAAGCTAATGCTATTAAGTCTGGTGTTAAAGTTGGCGACAAAATTATTGAGCAAAGGGTCGGAAGGCCAGTCAATTGGATTATTGATTACAACAAACTTGGGCCCCCGAATTTATCAGGACAATACGACTTTTACTTTCAGGGAGAAGCCCTAGGGGTAGATTCTGTTGGAGAAACTTTAGATGTAGCAGAAATGTGTGGGGTTGTAGAAAAAGGCGGTGCATGGTACACAATTGGAGAAGAAAGATTTCAGGGTAGAGCTAAGGCAGTGCAATATTTAAGAGATAATCCAGATATGGTTGCTAAGCTTAGAGAGGAAATTAGTGCCAAACATTAATGAGTTTATAGGTCCTAGGCCAACAAAAGAAAATGTTTCTGCCTTAGAGACTATTATTGGAACTAAGCCATGCGCTAAATGTGATTTGAATGTTGAAAAGTACTATTGGGATCCAGTGCAATTCATAATGAGTTGGACATGTGATTCTGGGCACGTAAACAATGTAAAGGTTAATGGATGACAGAGCGTGGAGAAGCAAAGCGTGATGGCGCTAAGCAACAAAAGAATTCTGGACGTGGGCAATACCAAAAGGGTGATGCTCAATGGTACCAGTTTGTAGTAGATTATAAAGAATCAGCATCTTCATTTACTTTAAATAAGGATGTATGGTCTAAGATCTGCACAGATACTTTTAAGGTTAATAGGAACATGTTCCCAGCCTTAAAGTTAATTATAGGCGAAGAGAGTAAGATTAGACTTGCCGTAATTGAATGGGCGTTACTAGAAGAGCTAGTAGAGTCCTGGGAAAACAAGGAGAATAAGAATGGCTAATCCAACTATCACATTAGTCGGAAGGCTTGGTCAAGATCCAGCTCCAATTGGAGAAAATGGTCTTAGACTGCGTTTGGTAACAAATGACCGCAAGAAGAATGAGGAGACTGGCAAGTATGAGGATTCCGCTACCTCTTGGTGGACTGTAAAGGTATGGGGGGAGCTTGCTAAGCAAACCAGGAATTCAATTAAGAAAGGCCAAGAGCTTACTGTTGTAGGAACTATTTATGAAGAAAGTTGGACTGATAAGACTGGAACAAATAGAACTTCATATGAAGTTAATGCAAAAAGTATTGGCGTAACAACATATAGCATTTCAAAGGAAGCCGCTAAAGATCGGTTCTTTGATGAGGTAGAGGCTCCATTCTAATGAAAGAAATTTTTCTTACAACATTGGTTGGAGCATTAGTTGGAGGAATATTTAGTGCATTTAAACTTCCAATTCCAGCACCCCCAGTTTTTGCGGGTTTGATGGGAATTGTAGGTTTATGGATTGGGTATGCCTTAGTAACAAAGATTGTAGTGGGCTGACATGAGCGAGTTGAATACACTAGAGTTAATCAGCAAGATAACTGAATTTAATGACATTCATGATTACATGAAAGATGAACAGCTGGATAAAGCATTAGCAATTGTTGTAAAGTTGTTAATGAATCCAGATGTGCCTGCATCAAAAGCTCCTATGCTTATAATTGAACTGCAGGCTATGTCTACCAAGTTTTCTATGATGGCTTCAGTGTATTCAACTATTGCTAAGGATAAGGCAGGAACAATGAATAATAATAAAAAGAACATCTATTATTCAGCAAAAGAATCTATAGACAAACTAGTAGATGCTCTCAAATATGTGGTTAGGTATAATGGGTAAAGAGATAGTAGCAAACTTAAAATTTAAAAAGGTAACTGGAAATTTTGATCCCTCTGCCTTTGCTAAGATGTTAGATGACGCATACCTGTCTACAAAAAAGGGCGATCAAAAACAGACTAAGACTAGCTTCAGTCCAAGTTCTTTAGGATACGGAAGCGGAAATTGTCCAAGATATTGGTATCTTGCCTTTAGCGGAGCAATGTTTATAGATAATAATAATTCCCAGGCAATAGCCAATATGTCACAAGGCACCCAAGCCCATGAAAGAATTCAAGGAATCATTAAGAAGATGGGCGTTATGAAGCATGAAGAATACGAAATAATAAACGAGTACCCTCCAGTTCGTGGCTTTATAGATGTCATTTTAGATTGGAATGATCAAGAAGTAATTGGAGAAATAAAGACGGCTAAGCAAGAGAATTGGGATAGCCATCAGGCTAAAATGTCTCCATCAGCAAATCATCTACTTCAACTCTTAACATACATGAAGCTTAAAGATGTTAAAGAAGGATTCTTCTTGTATGAAAATAAAAACACACAGGAAATTTTAATTATTCCAATTCAAATGAACGATAAAAATAAAAAGATCATTGAGGATTTATTTGAATGGATGTGTACGGTTTATGACAATTTTAGGTCTGGAGAACTTCCTACACGCCCATTCATTAAATCAAGTTCAGCGTGTAAGAATTGTAAGATAAAGAAAGAATGCTGGTCTGGCGAAAATGGACTTATAGATATTCCAGCATATGAGCCTCCAAAGTTATGATCTGTGCAAATAAAGAATGTGCTAAAGAGTTCGATGCAAAAACTCATAATCAAAAATATTGCTGTGACGAATGCTGTAGGGTTGCAACTAATAAAAAGATTATGGAAAAGTATTATGAGAAGAAGGCTATTAGATCTGGCGCAAAAAGAGAATGTAAGGTTTGTAAGTCTAGGTTAAGCAGATATAATCAATCTAAGATATGCGCTAAGTGTGAAAAGAATTCTGCTATTAGTAATAGATCAACTATTTTAAGGATGATAGATGACATTAGCTAGTCTAGTTAAAACAAAAGCAAGTAGAGTATTGGGAATAGATGCTTCTACAAACTCAATTGCTTTCTGTCTACTTGAAAATAACATTCCAATAAAATGGGGCAAGATTAATTTAACTGGTAACGATATATATGAAAAGATATATGATGCTAAATGCAAAGTGTTTGCAATAATGGATGAAATAAAATCAGACTATATAGCAATTGAAGGTGCGATACTTGTCAAGTCAGCAGATGCCGTGATAAAATTATCTTATGTATACGGTGTCGTCATTGCTGAGCTTATGTCTAGTGGGGCTAGTGTTATCACTATATCTCCTTCATCTTGGCAGGCTCATATTGGAAATAAGAACCCAACAAAGTTTGAGAAAGACAGACTTAGGATTGAAAATCCTGGATACGCTGACTCTTGGTACAAGGCGAAGATGCGTGAAATCAGGAAACAACGTACAGTAGATTATTTTAATAAAAAATATAAATTAGAATTAAATGATTTTGATGTGGCAGATTCATTTGGAATTGCTTATTATGCGAATGAGGTTTTAACAAAAAGATGATTATACAAATTATTGGACTTCCAGGTTCTGGAAAGACAGAACTAGCTAAAGCATTAAAAGAAAGAATTAATGCAATACATCTTAATGCTGATGAGGTTCGTGCTACTGTCAATTCTGATTTAGGGTTTACTTATGAAGATAGAATTGAGCAGGCAAGGCGTATGGGTGAAATGGCTAGGCTTATTTCAAAACAAGGCGTGGCTCCAGTCATTGTAGATTTTGTATGTCCAACGGATGAAACAAGAAAAGCTTTTGGTAGTCCAGATATATTGATTTGGATGGATACAATATCGGAAGGAAGATTTGAAGATACAAATAAGATGTGGGAGTCTCCAAGTGGGACATATTTATCTTTTATTGATCATCAAATGAATCCAGAAGAAAAAGCATCTGCTGTCATTAAAACATTTAATATGCATGATTGGTCTAAACCAACTACATTAATGCTAGGCAGGTATCAACCATGGCATGAAGGTCATCATGCATTATATGTTGAGGCTGGTAAAAGAACTGATCAGGTAGTGCTTGGAGTCAGAAACACATATAACACTAGCCCTAAAGACCCATTAAAATTTGATGAAGTTAAAGAATACATTGCTAAAGATATGTTTATGAACGGGGCAATGGTTTTGAGAATGCCTAACATTACTAATATTGTTTATGGTAGAGATGTTGGATATAAGATTGAGCAGGTGACACTTGATGCTAAAACAGAAGCTATATCGGCTACTCAAAAGCGTAAAGAAATGGGCATATAAGTTGATCGCAAATGATAAAATGGAGTGGCCTTCATGAATGTTACTAGGTCTAGATCTGCTTTAAAAGCAATTACATGGAGAATAATTGGAACACTAGACACCTTTTTAATATCATTGTTTATAACAAAAAAGCCTTTTGTCGCAGCTAGCATAGCAAGCCTTGAAGTAGTTACTAAAACAATATTATATTATTTTCATGAACGTGGATGGAATAAAGTTCAGTGGGGTAGAAAATGAAATTATACAAAAGTAAAGATTGGTTATACCGTAGATATGTTGTACAGAAAAAGACTATGGAAGATATCGCTAAAGAGTGCGGGGTAACTGTGATGACTATTCATAGAGCCTTAAAGGAAAAAGGTATAATTAAGTGATACCAGTAATATCAATACCAATTTTAAACAGATATGATTTATTGGATAAAAGTCTAGAGTCCATAGATTTTGACGTTAAAGAAATACTGATAGTAAATAATGGTAAAGAAATTTATGAGCCCAAGAGAAAAGATTTAAATGTAAGGGTTTTAAATCTTCCCTCTAATTTAGGAATGTCTGGGTCATGGAACCTTACAATAAAACTTTATCCTCACGAAAGTTTTTGGGTGTTTGCTTCTGCGGATACAATATGGAAACCAGGTGCATTAAAAAAAATGTTTGATGTAAGTGGGAAATCAAAACTAGTCACCACCCATAGAGGGCTATGCGTGTTTTCTTTAGGAGAAAATGTAGTAAGGGAAGTTGGTCTTTTTGATGAACACTTTTACCCATACTTATTTGAAGACTCTGATTATGTTGAAAGGCTAAATATTAATATAAGAAGCGGTAACGGAAAGCTTGAGTCTATAGACTTAGAAGATATTTTTGATAAAAGCATTGGTGATGGAACTACTGTTTCAAGCGACTCAAGATTAAAAGAGAAGTCTATTGAAACATATAAAAAGAATAAAGATTATTTTGATTTAAAAAGATCACAAAACTTTCAACAAAATGGTGATTGGAATATAGACATAAGAAGGTCACAGGAATGGCTATCGTAGGAGTATTACCAGCTTCAGGTAAAGCTTCTAGAATAGGAGGGATACCTAAGTTCTGTTTGCCAATATCAGACGAAAGATCTTTGTTGCAGTGGCATGTTGAACAAATGCTAGAAGTTTGTGATGAAGTTCGTATAGCTACAAGACCTGAGTGGGTTCCAATTGTACAAAACATGGATATGAATATTAAACTTATGGTGCGTGAACCATCAACAATGTCTGACGCAATTAATTTTATGATTGGAGAATGTAATGATACGGTTATGGTTGGAATGCCAGACACATATATTTTAAATGCTCCAGTAAATATATATAAAGACATGACCAAAGAAGACAAAGCAGACTTGGTTCTTGGTGTATGGGAGTGCGGAGAAGATATTAAAGGGCGTGTTGGGCAAGTCTTATTGTCAGGTAATAAAGTTATAGGCTCGGAAGACAAAGTGGATAATTGCGATTACCCAGATATGTGGGGTACTATGCTATTCAGAAAGAATATGATAAGATACTTAGACCCAAAATTAGATCATCCAGGAAAACAATTAAAAGATTGGATTCAGGATGGTGTAAATATTAGGGCGGTAAAACCAGGTGGGCGATATATGGATATCGGTACGCTAAAAGGACTTAAACAGTTATACAAGGAGATGGATAATGCTTGAACCAGTATTCCCTGACTCACAACAATTTAAATGTGAGGACCTATACCTGCTTACAGTAGGTACAGAGGCGGGTAAAGAAATTTGGGAAACCTGTCATGAAATTGCACACATGCTTGTAAGAAAGAATATTGCCTACGGTAATTCAGCCCTAGACCCTGTGCGTATATTTTCAAAGGCGGGACCAAGAGAGCAGCTTCATGTCCGTATTGATGATAAATTAAATAGATTAATGAAGGGCACAGATTATCCAGGAGACAATGATATTGATGATTTAATTGGTTATTTAGTATTATTAAAAATAGCCAAATCTTGGTCTGAATGATTTTAGTCAACTAAGATGGTATAATGTATATATATGGATATTGAACTAGCAGATCATTTTGATCGCATGAATAAAGTAGTAGAGGAATTGCTCAAGGGCAATAATCCTACCCAGATTGCCACTGTAACGGGTTTTAAACGAGCAGAGGTCATTGGGTATATAGACGAGTGGAAAGAGGTCGTTAAAAACGATTCTGGGGCTCGTGACAGGGCAAAGCAGGCTATCTCTGGAGCTGATCAACATTATGCCATGCTCATTAAAGAAGCCTGGAAGACCGTAGAAGACGCAGACCAGGCAGGGCAATTAAACGTAAAGGCCACAGCGCTAAAACTTATTGCTGATATTGAAGGCAAAAGAATTGGAATGCTTCAAGAAGTTGGTTTGCTAGACAATGCAGAACTTGCTACACAACTGGCGGAAACAGAAAGAAAGCAAGAGATACTTGTAAAGATATTAAAAGAAGTCACTGCTACTTGCCCTAAATGCAAGATGGAAGTTGCTAAAAGATTATCTCAAATAACAGGTGTCGTTGAGCCAGTAGTGATACATGACGAGCAAGAAGCACTGTAGACATGTCTATGAATATGTTTATTCTACAATCTGTCCAGATTGCGGAAAAGATACTCATGAACCTGACATAGAATTGCATAGTAAATTGTTTAAAGAATATTACGAAAGCGGTAAACATCTAAGCTGGAAATGTCCTATAGATGGTGGAACAATTAGAGGATGGTGGTCAATTTAATGGAATTAAATTTTAATGACCTCATCGATATATTAGACGGGGAGGAATTTGATGAAAGACCAGTTGATCTCAGAACATTTGTCACAGGAAAAGAATACCTTGGACTACCCCCTCTTTCGGAGTACCAATATACGCTTATCGAAAAAAGCTCACAAATCTATAAACAATCAACTCTTGTCAAACTATTTGGGGAAAGAGAAGGCGAAGATCGCTATAAACAAACCTGTAATGAGGTAGTGGCGCAGCTAGGTAAAGGTAGCGGAAAAGATTATTGCTCGACAATATCAGTAGCATATATAGTTTATTTACTATTGTGTCTTAAGGACCCAGCTACATATTATGGAAAACCGCCTGGAGACTCGATAGATATTATTAATATTGCTATTAACGCACAGCAAGCAAACAATGTTTTCTTTAAAGGATTTAGAAATAGAATTGTTAGCTCTCCATGGTTTATAGGTAAGTATTTTGAAAAAGCTTCTGAAATTAAATTCAATAAAAATGTTACTGTTTATTCTGGACACTCAGAGCGAGAAGCTTTTGAAGGATATAACGTGTTAGTTGCGGTGCTAGATGAGATATCTGGCTTTGCTTTAGAAAGTACAACTGGTCACGATCAAGCTAAGACAGCTAGCGGTATTTATGAAATGTATAGGGCATCAGTTGACTCTCGATTTCCAGACTACGGTAAAGTCATATTGCTTTCGTTTCCTCGTTTTAAACAAGACTATATACAGCAAAGGTATGACGAAATTGTATCAGAAAAAGAAACAATACAAAGGTCACACAAATTTAAAATAGATCCAGACTTACCAGATGATACGCAAGGCAATGAGTTTGAGGTTTATTGGGACGAAGACCATATTGTGTCTTATAGATATCCTAAAGTATATGCCATTAAAAGACCTACGTGGGAAGTCAATCCAACAAGAAGCATAGAGGATTTTAAAATAGCTTTCTATAGAGACCCAGTAGATGCATTAGGAAGATTTGCTTGCATGCCTCCTGAAGCAATTGACGCATTCTTTAAATCTCGTGAGAAGATAGAAAAAGCGTTTAGCAACCTAGCATTAGGAATAGACCAGTTTGGAAGATTTGAAGACTGGTTTGTTCCCATAGAGGATAAAGATTATTTTATACATGTCGACTTGGCACAAAAACATGACCATTGTGCTGTATCTATGGCTCATATTAATAGGTGGGTTAATGTAAAAGTAACCGATAATTATTCTCAACCAGCACCTATTGTGGAAGTTGATGCTGTTAGGTATTGGACCCCAACAACAGATAAATCTGTTGACTTTGCAGAAGTAAGAGACTATATCTTGTCTCTAAGATCACGAGGTTTTAATATAAGAATATGTACATTTGACCGATGGAACTCTCACGATATGATGCAACAATTAAGACAATATGGAATTAATACGGAGACACTATCTGTGGCAAAAAAACATTACGATGATATGGCTATGGTTGTGTTGGAAGAAAGACTATCTGGACCACATATTAAATTATTGATAGATGAATTACTTGAGTTAAGAATTATGAGAGATAAAGTAGATCACCCAAGAAAAGGATCAAAGGACTTGGCCGATGCGGTGTGCGGATCAATATATAATGCAATAAGTCTTACAAGGCCTGATTTTGGCGCAGTAGAGGTTCACACCTATAGCTCTATTAAAAAACAGCAAAGGGATCAAGAGAAGCAGGAAAGCCCTAATTTGATTAAGGCTCCATCTGCGATGCCCAGAAGTTTGGCGGAAGCACTAGACGGAATGGAAATAGTATGAGCATATATCAAGATAAAGCAAAAGAATGTAAATGTTGTGGAAAACATGTGCCTCTTCCAGTTAGATTAAAAGAATATAATGGAATTAAGGTATGTCCTACTACGTTTGACAACATAATGGAATATAAAAAAATATGGAATGAGTCAGGAAAGAGACCTCCAGGAAGTATAAGAAAACATTTTTCTGATTATGTACAACAGATTGTAGAGAAATCTATTGACAATAATCAGTCAACAAATATATAATTCAACTAGGCACCAGTAGCTTAGTTGGTTAGAGCCCCCGACTCATAATCGGGTAGTCGTAGGTTCAAGTCCTACCTGGTGCACAAAGGAGAAATATGAACGACGAAGAAGCATTAGAGCAAATACAAAGATATATCGAAATGGGTGCTATAAGACTTGCTGGGTATAACGAAGACGGAGAAGCTGTTTTTGAATTAAATGAAGCGGTTACAAAAGAAATAGCTCCAGAGTTATGGGAAGCACACATGGAATATGTCGACGAAAACCTACTAGATCTTTTTGAATCAGGATTAATGGATGTTGAATATGATGAAAATTTAGAAGCAACTATGCATTTTACACAAGAGGGATACAGCATAGCAAAAGAAAAAGGAATAATACCAATAGAAGATATTGACGGATACGATACTAATTAGATATACTTATATGCCCTTGTAGCTCAGCGGATAGAGCGAGGCTCTTCTAAGGCCTGCGTCAGAGGTTCGATTCCTTTCAGGGGCGCACAGTGGACCATAGCTCAGTTGGCAGAGCGTAGAGCTGTTAACTCTAATGTCCCAGGTTCGAGCCCTGGTGGTCCAGCGGGAATAATCCCATCTTATATATAGGAGAAAAATGAAAACAGTAGGAAATAAATTAAGTCCATTTAGA